ACAACGTAGCAGCCACTAATACGGCCTGGGTGCTCCATGGTGGGTCTGTACCTTACTTTGCCCCCATGGCGGCCTCTAACGTGGTCTACGTGAGCCCTGACGGCCTCTATTCGAACGTGCATGACGTCCTTGATAACCTCAGCACCAATATCACGCTGCCTAATGGTATGACCGGCACCTGGACCTGGGCGGCGTCGAGCTGGTCGAATAGCGTGGCATACGGCATCACTGTGGCTGATACCAACCTGTGGAATAACATGGGGACCAATAGCACCTACGGTTACACCAATATCATTCCAACCCTTTCAATCATTGGGGCTACCTTCGCGGCCGAGCTTACACTTAATGGTACGTTCTTAGGTAGTGCAGCATGGTGGTCTCTCAGTAACGTCACATTCTCTGCAGATCAGATAGTCGTTAATCCGTTAACTTCAGGCTCATTGACCACAACCAACAGCATGACAACGTATGCGGGTAAGACGTACCGTCTGATCATCACCACAGCGGACGCCGGCACTGTGGTTACAGCACAACTGGGTAACACCAGCGTGACTATTACGGACGTTGGATCATCGACGAACTGGTTGTATCCCACAGCTTCCGACACTAACTTGGTGTTGATCGTACGAGCCGGGGCGCTAGGCGCGTCCATAGACAACGTATCGTTACGGGAAGCAACGTCGGGTGATATCCACGTGGCTAACGATGCTCACGTGGGTGGTGACCTATACGTAGGCGAGGTAGCCTCCATCAAATTCGGTGATGACAATACGATCACGTCAGCATTGGTGGACCTATGGAATACGCCTGCAGCTTACACAGGCATTGGTGGCAGCACGCTCAATACAGGACTGGTGACAGTTGTAGAGTACGGTGTTACTTTCTCTGTGGATATGGTTCCAGTGTGCTCGCCTTCGACCAACTTCACGCAGCTGGTTAACATCCAGATCGTGAGCGAGGATCGTACTGGCTTCATATTCCGGGTGGTAGGCTCTGGTGGACCCGTCACGAACCAATGGCCAGTCAACTGGAATACTAACCCCGTAAAGTAGCAAGCCTTAATTCTGGCACGCAAACGGTTATAAGTACATAGGATGCAGTACTTCGTTGTCGCGCCATGATGGTGTCATTCTGCTGCGCGAAGGTATAGTGCTTTTCTTACCTTACACATTCAGTGCAGTCAGGATATCAGCCGGATCAATATCAACCCGGTTAGGTGCGCCACCCTTTGTGTTCCCGCCGTCAAAGGCAGAGGCCGGTACCAGGTCGACGATAGAGGCATTCATCAAGCGCATAGCCACGAGCGACGCGTAGACCAGCGAATGACAGAAGTCATCTGGTTGGATTGGGTTACGAAGGAACCGACGTTTGGCAATACCGTTAGGTTCCACGATCTCCTCGTACGGACTCAGGAGGTCGTCGGTAAAGATCTTGAACTCATGCTGCGGCGGGAAGCGTATTCGATCATACTTGACGGCTAGGAACAATAGCTCCATAGCTGAGGTACGGTCGACAACCCACCTGTGATGGCCCTGGAAGGCATTGTAGGAGAGCAGCCGGTTCTGGCTCAGGTATTGGATCTGAACCACAGGTAGGCCGAATCTGTTGGCTAGCATGATGTTCTTGTCGAACCCCATGCCGAAGTCACAGGCGATCATCTGGCAACCATAGAATTGGTGGGCCCGAGCGATCTCGGTCATTACCTCGTCAGGGTCGAAACCTACGAAACGCCGAGACCACAGCACATCGATCTTACCGTCAGGCTTAACACCGATGATGGTGTGCACAGTGAAGGACTGATGTTCCGCGACACCCCAGTCTACGCCACCCACGGTGAAGGCATAGTCATTGAGCCGTTTCTGCAGCTGAAGGATAGTAGGAAGCACAGAGTTGCGGTCGATGTCAGTCTGTGTAATCAGGCGAGCGCCGATACTGCAAGAGATACCCAACACTTCTTGAAGGATAATAGGGAGGGGTAACCGGGTGCATTTGCGGATGACCTTGCCCCATTTGATAGGGTCATTCACGATAGCCGGCACTACGATCTGTGGGATGTGGTAGCCTCGAAAATCTCGCATACGTGAGGGGTAGGCTGATACAAACTCACCGTCACGCACGTTGAGCTTCCTTCCACACCTAACGCAATGGACACCATCTGGGTGAATCATCTCAAGGACGCGACCCTCTTCAGTAGGGATATTCCAATGATTACACGCCTTGCATTGCATGACCCACTCGGACTGTGAAGACTGTTGCCACAATGCCTCGATGGTATTGTCAGTGGTCTTCGCCGTACCGGTGAAGTAACGGGCGCCCCAAGATGACGCGGTCAATGATTCTGAGATAATCGGAATGTTGTCCGGCAGTTGGTCTTGGATTTCGTCAAAATCGATACGATCGGCGTAGATACCACGTGCGCGGTCCGATGAGGTCTTTGCATAGGTTAACTGAATACCCGCGCCATTGTTGAACGATTGATGATGCACGGCGCGGACAATCTTGCTGTCTATGGGCGTCCCAGCCCGATCCTCCTGCATAGCCCTGGCTGCCCAACATGAGTTGATGGCCTCGGTTAAGTACAGGGTGGAGTAACGCTGGGTCTGTGACTGTAGCGGCGCAACATATAACAGTTGAAAATGAGGTACCGAGATCAACTCTAAGATCTCGGACCGAGACAAATTCATAGTCTTACCCAGTTGTCGACCACACATCCATAACGTATCAGTCGCATAAGACGCTTCATAAAAGGGTCGAAATTGGGGATAATTATCCAGCGTATACGGTTCACCATGAACACGAAATAACGCATGTAATAGGTCAGCACGATGTAGGTTCTGGAGCGTTCCGACAACATCTGGCTGTTCAAGTTTTTGAGTGACACTACTGATGTCTGAGAGGGCTGACGTCATGTTGGAGATCTTCGTTTTTTGGACTGAAACACTTGAGTGTTCGGTCAATACCATGGTAGAGTACATTCATGATCTGTTCGAATTCTGTGTTGTAGATTACACAGAGCTGATTCGAGTGTCAAGGGTCAACGGAGGTAACCATGAAGAATAAATCCGCAATCTGGTATCGAAGGTTGCGCAACGTTCGCGGTCGTTTAAGATGTCCCGCGGACCTGCCGTTTACTGCATTACCGCGTTACGGCATGAATACCAAGTTAAGCCATAGGAGAGGGCAAACCAGAATGGAGAAGTGGCTTCAGTATGTTTGAGGTAATCGCCACGTTGGCGGTAAGTTACTTAGGCTTTCGCGCCTGGGTAGTTGTGAAAAGAACAGAACAACTAGCTGATAGGTTCGATGAAAGCTTGAAATCTCACTAGTTAACGAGTGAAAGGAGACATATGCTCGTTGGAACAGTCCTCATGGTAGGTAGTCTGGTTGGATTAGCCAGACATTGTCAGGGATTCCTAAGCTTTGGCTTAGCATACCAGGCAGAGTACAAACAACGCACACAAGCCCTACCTCAACCGGACACAGACCCTACGGAACAGTCAGAGGATGAAGATCCTGCAGACTTCAGTAGTGGGGCCGTGTGACTCCGTGTAAACCAAAAGGTACTTATGGACGGAAACAAAGCATGTGCTGTCTTCTTCGTAGGAGGCACCTTGATCATGGCAGCTATGGACGGTGTAGTTTTAGGCATTATCGGAGCGGCAGGTATTGGCTGGTTTGTTAGCAAGCTACTGATGCAGACAGCGAAGCGAACTTCACAGGTCGCTATTGATACCGCAATCGCAAGCATGCAACAAGACGCTAACGACGAACCTAACGCTGAACTGAAACGCAAAAAACTCAAAGAAGCCGCCGCAGCTACCAAACGATTAAAGGTTAAACAAACCACCCTACAAGATGGTGGACACGAGCTGGCCAAATGGGCCGGTGTGGGCGCCTTCGGCGCTCCTGTAGTAGCTACGGCATTAGTCGTGGCTACGGGAATGACAATGCGGAAACGCAACAACCAAAAGCAACAAGCTTAGAACCATGCGGCAGGATCGCCTGTCGGATGGTTCAACGCACTAGGGGGCGTTCGCCCCCTTTTAGCTATTGGGTTGAAATACTGTTACTACGTAAACATCAAGGAGAAGAACAATGGCCAAGACCGTTATTAACTCAGATCCGTTCTGTGACGTACGGCTCACTAACATCAAGCACAATGATCGATCCACTGACAAGTTCATGGTGGAACTGCAGCGACCCGACACCGAGGAGTTCGAGGAGATCCCGGGCGTGGGTACTGTACACACCGCGGACTATCAACTCGTAACCAACCGGCAGGTGTTCGACATGGCCAATCAGGTCTTAGATGACACCGGTATGGAGTTCAAGCCCATCACCACGTTCGGTGGGAGTCACGCGCAACCCATCAGCTGGAACGGGAAACGATTCAGCTCCAAGTGGTTCGTGGAAGACGCGGCCATCGACGTACCAGGCGGTAGCAAGATGATGCTGGGCGTGGAGGCACGTAACAGCTACGACGGCAGCTGCAAAGTTGGGCTCGCATTCTTCGCTATGCACATGGTGTGTTCCAATCAGTTCTACAGTCAGAACATGATGGGTCAGCCCTTTGTGTTCCCGCACGTCACACACGGCGGTACACTGGAAGAGGACATCAGCGAAGCATTACAGCAGATCCGGACTAAGGCAGCTAACTTCGGCCGTCTGCAACCTGCGATCGAGCTACTACAGAACACGCACATGGACGGCTTTCAGGACTTCCTTACGTTGCGCCACGGTATGGGCGCCACGACTGGTTTGGAGTTCCGGGACAAGGCGGTACTTGACGAGTTGACAGGTACGGGTATCTCGCATACTCTGGACCTGGATGAACAACCCGCTTATGCTGACCCTACATCGCTGTGGGCCATTGCTAACGCGTACACTGCAGTCACGACCCATGCGGTTGGTGGTATGCGCGGTGCGGACCATTCCAGTCGAGCAGTGGATTACTTGCTGAACCGTGCCAAGGAGCTAGCAGCGTAGGGTCGTGTTACACGGCCAGGTTAACGGGGGTAGCATACCGCTACTCCCGTTTTAAGGAGGATAAGTCATGAGAGGTAGTCTGATCATTAGACTGGAAGACGATGTCGAACTGGGAGAAGAGACGCAACTCGTAAAGGTTGAATTCCCTATTCAGTTACAGACATGTATGCCACACCGTGATTTTCGTCAGTTCTTGTACAGTTCAATCGGGCAGAATCTGGCATCTATCGTGGATACAGCATTGGCCAAGTTTGAGAAAGCTAAGACTAAGGTAGTAGGCGCGTACGACAAACAACAGGCAAAGATCAAAGCCGAGGAAGAGGCAGCCGCGGCAGCTAAAGCTGAGGCTGAGGCAGCTAAGGCCAAAGCTGAAGCAGATAAGACCAAGGCCGCGGCCGACAAAGCTGCTGCCGCTGAGTTGAAGAAAGCCGGCAAGGGTGACACAAAAAAGGAAGCACCTAAGCCCGCCCAACAACCGGCGCAAGAATAGCCTATTATGATTCAGGCGGTTCAAACGCGTAAGTGTTATATGTGTTGTCGCAACCTGACACTGGATCAGTTCCAGGTCAAGAATAAGCGACGACAACGTAGATGTATAGAATGCGACGAGATACGCTCATTAGAAGCGCAGCTCAACCAGGCAGACGACTGGGCCGTTGCATTCCGTAAATCTCTACTGATGCGGCTGAATCATGCTGACAATCCCCATCGTAATCTAGGGCAGGCCACTGCCGCCCTCACACCACACGTGCTGTCAGTGCTTATGCGGCTGCAGAATCAAAAGTGTGCTATGCTCGGTTACGAGTTCGTAATGCCACCACCCGGTGTGTTCGGCAAGAACAGCTCGTTCAACGGCTGGGTAAATAGTGTGCCCATGCCGGACCGATTACTTACCCCTATACTTGTGCGCGCTCGATCAGAACAACTCTGGGTCCCGGGTAACGTCACCTTTATAACTAAGGCATTTGAACCCCTATATCAGGTAGCTGCCGTAAACGGTAACTTACCTCGATTACGGGAACACTTGCAGCAGGAACCCCTGATCTACGATAACGAACAAATACAAGAAGCGCTGCTGGAACAGCGCGAACGAAAGATAGATCTAATTAGGCAGGGGAATGAACAACACTAAACCGCACGTCTACATCTTCGCCGACGGTTCCTCCGCTCGCAAGGATGACATTGGTGCCTGGGCTGCTCTCGCTGTGACCGACACGGAGCGAAAGCTACTATACGGCGTCAACTTTCCCACGACCATTACGCGTTGTGAACTTCTGCCTATCATTGAGGCGTTACGTTGGATCAAGACCAACTGGGTCAAGACTGCTGGCTTCAGGGTACGTGTCATCTCTGATTCAGAGTACACCATCAAGACGCTGACAGGACTGTATGAACGGCGTAAGAACAAAGAGCTCTGGGCTGCCGTCGATGAGGCGGCACTTGGGATGAACGTCAACTACACGTGGCGTGAGCGGAATACACTTCCGTACATGTGCGTGTGCGACGCGGTTTGTGGCATGTTGCGCAGACAGACTATCAATCTGATGACCACACTGGCTGATGATCCGCGGCTTCCTGAAGTGGAGATACCGTACGGTCAAATGCCGGATGACGTAGAGAACTTAACAATGGAGAGGATAGATACATGAGGATTATACACACCGCAGATTGGCAATTAGGTTATCGGCAGTACGGCTTTGCTGAACGAGAGCAGGACTTCCATGACTCCGTGGCCCACGTAATGAAGCGCGCTGTTGCGCTTAAGGCAGACGTACTGATCATGGCCGGGGATATGTTCGACATGCCTAAGCCACCAGCAAATACCGTACGTCAAGCACAGAACGAGGTCTGGAAGGCCCGTAACGCAGGTGTCGACGTGATTGGCGTTGATGGCAATCATGATAGCTGTAGTAACGACTGGCTTAACGTTTGCGGTATCTTCCCACTAGGAATCGATGCGCGTGGTACGTACAAGAAGGATGGCGTTGTTGTTCGTGGGATCAACTCCTGTCGTCCAGCGATCTTCCACCAGAAGGTCAAGGAACTGATAGCGGCTGGCGAACATACTGATGTGCTGGTGATTCATCAGTCACTTGGTGAGTTCGCAGACTTCGAAGCCCAAGAGATCACGGCACTGGAGCTAGCTCCTGAGCTGAGTAAGGTCGGCATACGCCTGGTCTGCATGGGTGATATACACGCGTACAAGGAAACAGTGGTCGGTGGTGTCCGATTCATTTACAGCGGATCTACTGAGGTCAACGCGTCCGACGAGGAACGTGACAAGTGTATATCAGTCATCGACATCGATGCCGATAAACTTGCGACCGCAACAGAACCGATACCGACCCGACAGATTGTGGAGTTCCACCTCACGGACGAGGCTGAGCTCGACAAGATCATCAGCAGTGTCGCGCAAGATGACGTAGAAGGTGCTATGCCGATGATATTCATCTGGTATCCACCAGAACAAAGAGAACTGGCTAAACGTGCAGAGGCCGCCTTACGTGATCGAGGTGCAATGTTTCGATGCAGCGCCCTTGACAGCGATGGTGATACTTCAATGCGCCAGAAACTCGTACGCCAAGGCTTCGAACGTAAAGGGGCCATGGATCAACTGAAGAACGCCGTGTCGGCTTTCTTCGAGGAAGAAACAGACGAATACCAACTGGTCTTTCAACTATTGGACGACCCAGACAGTGTTACAAATACAGTGCAACAGTACTTAACATCGCAAGGAATAACAGAACAATGACAATGACAAAATCCGACATACTCAAATGCTGTAACGAATACGGCATTAACGAGCAAGAACTGCGCATGGGCGCTGTTACCGAATTGTTACTCGGTACCAAGTTCACGAAAGATACCGGCGACGGTCTTTCCAATGTAGCCGATATGGTCAGCTCGGTGCTGACTGATGCCGGCGCCACGGCAGCCCTACGTTGGGCTACCTGGGCCAAACACGCTAAAGCCACTGATTTGCCGGGTGGTGACACCGTGGAAGCGCTACTAAACGTACGGCAGAAGGGAATACACAATGGAGTCCAAACAGTTCAAGGCAGCGACGCAGCTGCTGGCTAAGTTGGTTGATGGTAAGCTGGCATTGAAGGATCTGCCACGTCAATATGCTGCATTCGTAATGAAGCATGCGAACGGACGGCAGCTGGATACGCTTACCAACGACTTCACACTCTTCACGAAGAGTAATAAGACGGGCAAGGTGCGCTTAGCAGCAAGTCCGGCTTTTACCTTCGGGGTTGAGCCTCAGAAGCCAAACCTGGAGATGCAAGCACCGCCGGAGACACAGGACCCTGATGCGAAAGTTGTCAACACGACAACAGCTGTACTGGGGCCATACGGTAATGAGGTTGCTGCGACAACAGACGCACGACAGTTTCTCCATCCTCAGGTGTTCCAGTATCGGTCAGGGATTTTCCCGGACCCTCGGAACTTCCAGGTTGAAGTGAAGGTCACGTCCGCTGAAGCAGTGAAGCTTGCGAACGGTACGCCGTTACATCCGTTTGGTGTGGAGCTGGTCATGGAGATATCCGGGACAGCTGAACGCACCGACGCATGGGTTGCGCGCTTTAATGCGCAGGCCCGCTTACAGATGGTTGGTTAATACTTTGTGGGCGTGGTATGCTAATGGCTACCGCGCCCATTTTCTCTACACGAAAGGAATACAGCATGTTTCTGAAGCACATCTCGCTACAGAGTTACAAGCAGCATAAGTCGCTCGAAGCTGACATTGAAGGCAATGTTATTATCGTGGTCGGCCCGAACGGTCGTGGCAAATCCAATCTACTGGGCGCATTTAATTTCGCGCTTAGTGGTGAACAGCCTGGCTCTAGCCGGGAAGATCTACTCCAATGGGGAGCAGCTCATGGGCACGTCGCGCTGGATCTTGAATGTGAAGGCACAGAAGGTCGTATCGTACGCAACCTGCATGACACCAAGGCTACTTTCGATTTCGGCACTGACAGTTACAATGGGATAACCAAAGTAGCAAACGGTCTGACTACACACCTAGGCTGGGACAAGGATCTAGGCAGGCAAGCCGTATTCGTACGCCAGGCCAAGCTAGACTCTATCCTGTTTGCCGAGGCACGTGAGCGTGAACTGACGTTCCAGCGGCTTATGGGCATACAGTATGCCTCCAAGGTCCATAAGAACATGGGCACCCTGCTGGCTACATGGAGCACACCACCCAACTACGATGAGCAGATCGCGGATGGGCGTACTCGCCTTGACGAATTGCGCACACGGCTCAAGACGCTTACGGATGAATCTACTCAGGCCGAAGCCCAGCGCAACGTATGTCCGGACATTACAGAACTACAAGGACGGCTTAACACGCTGGCTGGATTACATACGACGCTGACTAGGCTCAGTGCTGTCACGACGCAACTCAATTCGTACAACACTAAAATCCCAGGTATAGAGGTCAAGTTGGCCACGCTGAAGATTCCGGACGTTGATCTGACTATGTTAGACGAGGAGATCACACGCTTACGTAAGCTAGGCTCTGACGCCGCACGCTATAAGCAGGTGCTAAGTGACTGGGAGCGTTGCGGTCGTGAGATCATGGAATTGGGTAAGGAGCCCTGCACTGAAGAACAGCTGACCAAACTGGAACAGGAAGCCCGTGAACTCGCTACTGCGTACAACGAATCGCAGGGTAGGCTGAAGATGTACACGGATCTGGTGCAGTCTCTGAACAATCCTATTGCTAACGCGGCACTGGCAGTGTGCCCACTGTGTGGTCATAGCATTGAAGACGCTAATACGTTGTGCGAACGTTTAGGTGGTATCGTTAGCGATATGCAGATGGAAGCGGCTCAGAACGATCCTACGAGCAAGCAGCAAGCATATAGTCAATTACAGCAAGCTGCTCAATCGTACACATCAAGACGCGCTGCGCTGCTACAGAATTACAAGAACGCTGAGGCTATCATGAATTCAACACCGCACTCTGACGCTGACCCGGCTGCCCTTGAGCAGCAGGCCGCCCAGATGGCGCAGGATCGCACAGCCGTATTGTGTAAGATCACAGAGAAGACAGAACTGGACGCTCAACTGCGAAATGATAAGGAGCAGCAAACGTTACTCATATCAGAGTATGATCAACTGCACACGTTACTCAAACAGCAGAGCATGCCTCAGATTCTGGAAATGCTGAACACCGCGGGTGTCCCGTCGGCGCTCGCCAAGGCACAGGAAGACACTGCGACGTTACAACAAACCATCAACGATATCCAACTGCTCGACCAACATGTGGCCAAGTTGAAGGGTATGGTAGAGGAGCTGACAGGCTCCGTCGATACGCTGGAGAAAACGCTGGCTACGTTGGAGTACAAGCGATCGCAACAGTCCGAGAGGGCCGACGCTATCGCAACACTCACACGAGTTCGTGACTGGTTCCATTACGCGAATGGGCCTCACACTATGGCCATGAGCGTACTCGCAGACATGACACGGGATGTCAATGACTTCCTGGGCCAGTTCGCAGCACCGTATACCGTATACCCGTCTGATGATGGGTTCGGTTACAAATACATTAAGCATGATGGTAGTCCTATGCCGCCAACACCTCCTGATACAATACATCTATCAGGCGGTGAGCGTGTTCAATTGGCGATCAGTTATCGCTTTGCCAGTTATTGCATGTTTGCCAATAAGCTTGGTCTCCTTAGCCTGGACGAACCTACCGTATACCTCGACGAGAGGAATATTGGCAGATTCTGTGTGGTGATGGAGCAGATCAAGAAGGTTGCGCAAAGCATGAACCTCCAAGTAATGATCGCGACACATGAACGATCGTTGATTCCGTTTGCTGATACAGTCATCGACCTGGGCGATGAAGCTTAGGTCACATAATACAGTTACAACAGTATAAACAGTAATCCTACACTAGAGGACAGTGAACAATGACAGAGACAGCAACAGCAGCCACTTCTGAAGTGGCACCGACAGTCACCCCTGAGGAGGCCATTGCGGCCTTTCAGGATGCGCTGGAAAAACTCACAGCTGCCGGCCTTTACCAGCCGGGAGTAGGGGAGGCGTCAGCAGCAGTGGCGCCGGCCGCGGCAGCAGCTGCGGTTACAACACTGGCGGAGATTAAGCAGCCCACTACCAAGCGGCGCAAGATTGCGCCAAGCTTGGTAGGTGACTTCGAGACGTGGTTCATACAATCACCTGAGGACGAGCTGTACGACGTCAAACGCGGTCAGTGGGAATGTAAGGTAGGCAGTGGCAAGCGGGCACATGCATTACTCTTCCACTCCGCAATTGATGATAATCGACCAAGTTCGAATGTGATCTGCATTCGACCGGTAGGCTCGAAGAATACCATCTTCAATGCCAGTCGTATTACGTATGGTACGGCTATGGCGGCACAGAAGACACCACAGAACATCGCAGAGGCTGCTGGTGCTATTCCTGTGCCGTTCGAGAACGTAACGTCTAAAGACGGCGGAGCGGGGCTGGACCTTACACAACTACAAATCATCGCGTGGGATGGATCTGAAGATATGATCATCCCACCAGTGCAACGTAGACGGCAGTGGGCTGGTACCTTTTACGTGATAGAGCGGCATTTCGCCGGGGCTACAGTACTCCGCGTTGAGGATAAGTACTTCTTGTTCGATACCGATCGCGAAGAGCTGCAACATCATGGCTTCAACCCCTTTTTCACGCAGCTGCCACATGCAGTTGCCTCTGTCGATGAGGCGTATGCTGCACTGATGCCAGATCCGGTGAAGGAGGCCATAGAAGCGGGTAAGACTGTCTTACGTCAGGGCGAGTTCTTCTTCGTCAAGAGCGACATCGATACCGTAGCTGTGGCGATGGACGTAGACGATATCGTTGACCGATTCTTCTTGGATCAGGTCACTGATCGTCTGATTACCTTGGGCGCCGCCGTGATTAACTGTGCGAACAGGCGACGAACGGACGCAATCAAGTCCTTCATCAAACGTTGTGAAGAGAATAACGAAGGAGCTTTACCGGAGGGTGATGGCTCGGCTAAGGACGCACAACGGGAGCTAGACCAGTACTTGCAGTGGGTATCTACGAGTGTTGGCCCTGAGTGCACATGGGACGTGCCGGAACCAACCGAGGAGAAGAACAACCGCTACGGTAATAAGCCTACGGATGGTAGTACCATAGGGTATAGTCACATGGCGCACATCTTCAATGAGCTGACTACTCGGCTGAGTTTCCCGCTCACTGAAGAGAGCCGCACTATCCCAGGACCTGATGGATACCTCGGTATCCATGTGGCTGGTCACATCCAGGCCCAGGATGGGGATACACAGGGGCAGCAGCATATAGCCGCCGGAATGTACGCACGCGACGATGAGTCCATTTGGGCTATTGGCGCCGTGCTGCACCAGGGTCGAGAGCATCGGCCAGTATATCTCGATGGTTGGCATCGGGTATATCCTAACACGGCCACTAACAGCTGGAGTGTCGAGGGCGATGTTGATTGAAGATAAGGGGTGGCGAAACCTACGGGCTAGCCACCCCCGTTTTTCTCAAAAAGGATGTTGACCCTACTGACCTGCTTGGGCTAAGATGCCATTCGAATAAACATCGAATACAAGAAGGAGATACAAAAGTGAAAGATGCCTCTTTCACACTTGAATTCACTACGCATGTATTGGCCAACGGCGTTGGCCCCGACGGGGAGAAGGATCATTTCCAGCGCGACAGTGTCGGGAAACTCATCTTCCAGCAGAGTTGGTTCTACTCTGCATTCAGCCGAGCTATCGAGCTCGCACATATCCGAGGCATCAAGGCTGGGGATATTCACATGGACCTTTCCATCGACGCTAAGACTGAGGTCTATCGCCGTCGCTACGGTCAGGGCAAGTTTAGATCGCATGAAGCCATCATGCCCGGCACACAGGTTCAATTCGCTGCGGTCGTTGCTGATCGCATCACCGAAACAGAACTCACCACCATTTTGACACGCATGGGTCGGTTCGTGGGCCTTTCGCCATACGGATACCGACTCGGTTACGGTAAATTCAATACAGTAAAAGTAGAAGTAGAAAACAGTGACGCAGCAACAGAAACAACGTAAACTGATCGCGCTATTCGGAGAGAGTAAGCGCGGCAGTGACAGTGACAGTGACATTAACAGTAGCTACAGTGCCGGTTTTGCCAAGATGTGTGAGACCAGGGGAGTGGACCCACTACAGCTTGTTAAAGCCGCAGAAACGCTAGAGCTAATACTCTAGCCTCGGGCAACTTGTGATATCACGTAATGTTTGGAACACGGTTTATTACTGATCAGTAATAGTCCGCTTGCTCTGAATATTTGTGTGCACAGATATATCAGCGCACACAAATGCGCGCTATTCAAATAGGGAGACTATGACTACGGACCATCAAAATGTTCAGATTCGATGGGGCGACGGCTTCCTTGCCGTAGAGCCCACCTTCCCAGAAAAGCTTATCAAGAAGCTCAAGTACTGGCACCGCGAACTCGCATGGGACGAGGCAGCGATGAAACGAGTAGCTAGCGGACACTACCGCGAACTCTATACAGTCAATACGCATATCGACGACGAGAACCGGTTACATCAACAGCTATGCACAATGCCTGGCTTCGCTCACCTAGTGATGGAACTGCTACGTAAGGAAGGTTACGAGTTTGAATTCATCGACCAACGTACGCCGCCGCCACCTATGGACATCGTACGGGCCTGTGTTGGCCTTTACGATTACCAGATGCCTTGCGCGATCACGGCGTTACAATCCGGTGGGGGCGTCATCGCCTGTCCAACAGGATGGGGAAAGTGTATGTGCCCTGATACTAACGTGTTATATATGAACGGTAGTGTTAACCGCATGGGCAATATTGCCGTTGGCGATGTACTAATGGGTGATGATTCGCAACCGCGCACGGTGCTTGAACGCATTGATGGTAGTGGACCGATGTATCGCATCACGCCAAAGAATGGTGAGTCATTCGAAGTGGCTGATAACCATATACTGTCGCTGGTCAAGTCCGGTGACTGCAAAAGGGATAAATACCCGGATGGTCGGATCGTGGATATCACGGTAACTGACTATTTGCAGCAATCCCTGACGTTCAAACATAGATACAAACTATACAAAGTTTGTGTCGACTGGCCAAACGTTTCGGTTAACGTTGACCCATATTGGCTTGGGCTTTGGATTGGGGACGGTGATAGTATACGTCCATATATCACAACAGATGATAACGAAGTTGTAGTGGCCATTTACGCATACGCTAACACGTTGGGTTTACGGGTTACTAACACTGGAATCCGTGATACCCGCAGAACGCCTACATACGGTATCGTAAAAAGCAACGGTCAAATTAACACGTTACTTAATGCTATGCGTGCTTACGGCTTACTGAAGTCAAGACGTAAGTTCATACCACAGGAGTTCAAGGCGAACTCAAGGACTATTCGACTACAGTTATTAGCTGGTTTAATGGATTCAGGCGGGAGCCTTAATGAGGGAACCGACTTTGATTTCGTGAACACTAACTCGGAACTGGTAGATGATGTTGCGTTTTTAGCAAGATCGTTAGGGTTTAGGGTGCACCAAACGACACGCAAGTGTAAGGGCTTCGGCGTAGAGATTGATGCATATCGCCTCCGTATAACGGGAGACACGCATTTAATACCTACACGAATACCACATAAGCAGGCGGCAATACGGCAGCAGAAAAAACATCCATTACGTACTAGCTTCAGCATCGAGCGTATTGATGATGGTCCGTATGTTGGTGTAAAGCTTGACGGTAATCATCGTTATCTATTAGGTGATTTTACCGTTACTCACAACACGCACATAATAGCTGCGCTATGTAAGGCGTTCACGCACGAGGAGTTATGCGCCCGTAACACACCCCTGACCGTGGTAACAACCCCGGACAAGGACATTACGGCTAAGGACTATCGTGACCTGGTTAAGCTGTTACCTGATCGTGACATAGGCTTGGTTATGTCCGGTAAGAAGGGTTACTCCGACGACGTGCAGGTGATCACGCTGGATAGCCTCCACAACCTGAATCTAGACGAGGTTGGTGTGCTAATCGTAGACGAGGTTCATACCGCGGCTTCGGCCAAACGCACAGAGCTACTCCTGCAGGCCCGTAAAGCGCTGCGCTGGGGTGTCTCTGCAACGCCCTCAGGACGTTTCGACGGCCGAGACATAGTTACAGAGGGGTTGTTCGGTCCCGTCGTTTACACGCGAACGTACGCCCAAGGGGTGACTGACGGCGCCTTAGTCCCAATCAAGGTACTCTGGTTCGAAGCACCGCAGCCACATATGGGACTGGAACGCTACAACAAGTACAAAACCCGGAGCGGTCGTTACCGCAATGCCGTATGGAAGAATGAGAACTATCTCAAGTTAATCGGTGATGTCCTGAAGAGAATCCCCGGCAAGCACCAGACGCTGTGTATTATGCAGTACCTGGAACAGATGAACTTGCTGGCTGCACACTGTGATGGCATACACATGGTGCATGCGGAAACGTCGCAAGACAACTTGAGCAAGAAGGAATACCGGAACCTGGCTGCTATATCCGCGAAGGAACGTAAAGGCATCTACACTGACATGGAGAGTGGTAAGATTCGCCAGATCCTGAGCACGCACGTGTATAAGCAGGGGGTTAACTTCCCTGACCTACAAGTAGTGATTAACGTCGGTGGCGGCGGTAGCGATATAGTCGCCAAGCAAGTACCGGGTAGGGAGAGTAGGAAGACGGCAGACAAGCAGGTGTCTTACCTGATTGATTTCTGGCATCCGTGGGACAAACAGACGGGCAAGGACGGCAAAATACGCGCCGGCTATGTCGCCAAAGATGATCAGTCCAGGGAGAAAGCCTACACTGAACTGGAGTTTGAGCAGGTCTGGATGAAATCTATAGATGACCTACCATTCATTGAGGCAAGCCCATGACTGAGATAGAGCGTTACGCATATCGTGCGCATGACGAATTCTATCGCCAAGTAGAGCGTCGGTTCCAGGTAAGTAGTGGACGGCGCACTTTTTGGAGTCACAAGTACCGTAAGGCTTTTATGAGCATTGGTGAGATCTGCATCGAGCATAAGTTCGACCTGGTCGACTACATCAACGCCAGTTTTAACCTGGTACAAAAGAGCAGCACGTACATAACACCTAAGGACTTCACGGGCGGTAAGGCTGTCGAACGATACAAGACCTTCCGTGATGAATTCAAAAGCGAAGTGGATAGTACATGGCGTGCGATGATCATGCGCCTGTCCGAATTCGAGGTACGACTGATACCTTCGATATATCCGCATACTGAGGCATTACTCATGGACCCCGCGCTACCATTCACAGCATGCTTTCGCGTGCTCTATTCAGAGAAGTTCAGTCCTTGGCTATGCAAGATATATGGTGTGCAAGCTAGGGAAGAGCTGGAGGCAGATAGTCGATTATGCGAATTCGCACGTAAGCATACTGCTGTAAACTTACAGGCGCTGGAGCAAGAGTGCGGAAGGCTGATCACTACCTAAAAGGAGAGTCTCATGCCAGGAGCGTATACACGTGATTTTCAAATTGGCCTGCTGACACAACTAATACTTAGCGGTCAGTTCATGACACAGGTAATGGGTTACTTACGGTTGACAGACTTCGAACTACCTGCTTGTCGCCTGATCTATGAGGCGTTACAGTGCTATCATATGCAGTACACTCAGCATCCCGACTTCAAGACGCTACAGCTGCATGTGCAGTACCTCATTCAGAATATGGATGGGACTACTGCCACGTTGCTGGATCCGACTGAGTTTGAGTCGCTGGGTACTGTACTGGGTATGATCGCACGCACGCGCCGTGACGCCATCAATACAGATTACTACCTAGGCCAGCTGCAAGGCTATCTGGCTACGGTACGTATGGGCCAGCTGCAAGAACAGCACGGGACCATGCTTCAGATGGGTCAGGGCGCAGAGGAGTATCTGACAGAGGCTGTCAAGCTTAACGAAGAGATAGCACATCACAATGCATCTGGGTACGAACTGGACTACGTAGACAGTAATCCGGAGCCGATCATGGACGCTAGTGATGTTCAGCGTATACTGACGGGTATCCCGCCGGTAGACACGTGGACTGGCAACGGCCTAGGCTTGGGCGAGTCTGCGATGATCGTGGCTTGTACTGGTGTAGGTAAGACCACCGGGCTCATCAATATAGGGAACGCGGCTAACGTGACCAACTGGCGTAGCTTGTTCATGACGTTGGAGTTGTCCGGCGCACGTATCAAGCGACGACGACAGGCTATGATGGCAGGCATACCAGCACAGTGGTTCAAGGTGCCTATCGGAGAGTGGCCTGTAGAAATGAAGTGGCGCTTCTCTTGGATCATTGATCCACGGAACCCGAAGTTCGACTACTGCTGCATCTGCGACATGAGTAAGCGAGCACCTACAGTCGCTGACATCGATACGATGATCCAGAAGTGGCTAACTAACGAGGCCAAGAAGGGCACCGTTGAGCAGTGCAAGCTTTGTTGCATCGACTGGTTAGATAAGATCGATTCGGGTGGGTTGAACGTCACGAAGAACATGCGCGAAGACACCATACACATCAAGATATCTGAGGCCCTCGCTGAAATGGGACGACGGTATAACTTGGCGATGTGGTGGGCAACGCAAGCGACACGTGATGCTGAGGGGCGAGAGATACTCATGAAGCAGCATACAGCTTACGGGTATCATAAGAACGACCCGCTCGACTTAAGCGTAGGACTTGCACCAGCCATCGAGATCAAGCCGAAGGAGCAGAAGAAGCGAAAGATCCGCGATGACGATGATGAGGAGATGCCCGCGTGTAATCGACAGCTGGTCGTGTCTATCATGAAGAATCGGGATAACCCGGACGGTAAGCATGCGCGTATCTACCAGAGCCCTACGTTGGCGTTCTGGACTGACAGTCGCGCATACACGGCAGCAGAGGCCATACTACGGTCGAAGAATCTAGAAGGATACTCAGCACACTTATATCAAAACGTAAAGCGCCAGGTGAACTATGCATATCCCGAACTTAGAGCAGTATCTGCGAAGTAAATTTGGGCAGGTGCGACGTAGCCGAGGCAAACACGGCCTTGAGCTCATCGTGAACTGTCCCGTCTGCGGCAAGCGCAAGTTATCTATCAACGCCAGCACCGGCTTCTATCAGTGTTGGCGCGGATGTATGAGCGGCCACGTGCAGAAACTGCTTGGGGATGTGCGTATTGCCCAGCAGCAACAAGCGCCAAGGTCGATACCAACATTACCCACAAACGTGAACGCACCCGGTGATCTCTTGCCGATCGAAGCTCTGGACCCGGATAATCCTCTGATGCTTTATCTGGAGGATCGAGAGTTCGACGCCAAGTTGATCAGCAAACATTATGGTGTGCGTTATTGTACGACCGGTCAGACGTTCATGGGTGGTGTGTTTGACACCAGTAATACGATGATCATGCCAGTCTGGATAAACGAGAAACTCGTAGGGTGGCAGTCACGCCTGCTGTATGATCCGGACAAAGTGCCTGATGATAATTGTGAGGCGATGGGCTATATTCAAGATCCTGACGGTGATTGGATTCGGCCACCTAAGTACTTCACGTCGCCTGGCCTTGACAAGGGCCGCATTCTCTACAACTACGACTGGGCACGGCAAAGTGACGTGGTCGTGGTATGCGAGGGTGTTACGGACGTATGGTCCGTAGGTCGCTGTGCCGTAGCTACATTTGGTAAGAACATCACAGAGTACCAGACACGCTTCTTGAAGGCGTACTGGAAGATTGTGATCTTGCTGTTTGATCCTGGTGATGCTGAGCCTGAGATGCAGGCGCTCATCAGTAACCTGGGCCGTCAAGTAGACGGGCTGGTCAAAATCTCGCTCGACGGATACAAGGACGCCGGTGCGGCGCCCCAAAACGAAATCTGGAGGCAGATTGGCCATGCTGCACACGCGGCTGGCGTCGATCTCCTGAACTACAGGATGGTAATATGACAAGACAGCATATGCTGGATAAACACTGTGTACGATGCCCACAGAAGGACAAACCTTCACCCTACCTTAAGTCGAAGCTGCATTACGTATTCGGCCAACAGCATTGGATAACCGCTGATTCATGGAAATCGGCAGCGATTCTGGATATCGGTTGCGGTTGTGGCCGTAATATTGACTTCCTCAAGGGTAAGGGCTGTCACAATATCCTGGGCTTCGATATGGTCGGTGATTACGGTTGCGCTGTTGATCTGGACGAACGAGCGATGCCGTTATTCGAAAATACGGCTGATATCGTACTCGCCAATTACATATTCATGTTCCTCAAGCGTGCTACTCGTTACCGCATACTTAAAAGCATCAATCTCGCAGCGAAAGCGGAGTGTACAATGGTGGTTGAGTTGTACCCGGCACTCGACAGTCATACACCGTCGAAGGAGAGCATGCTCAAACTGCAGGCTGAACTCGAAAGCTGGTTGACCAAGCGTGGTTGGGTCTTGCTACACAAAGTACAGGCTAAGTTCATAGCTAAGAAGGTTGGATAATGAATATCGTAACGATCTGTGATCTCGATGGCTGGATGCAAACGCATCTAGCTCGGTGGGTGTACCTGGCGAAGCAGACGATGCCAGACGCTGACTTACATCTAGTGGTTCCGGTTGATGATGGGACAGACCACGAGGTGCTGGCTGCGTTTGCCAGCCGTGCTGATAAGTACTTCGTCCAGGTCAAGTTCGTACCTAAAGTAGACATGACCGGGCGGTTGTTGTACTACGATCGTATGCGGGCTGGCTTACCCAACCTACTGGGGTTGGATGAGATGTTGTACGCAGATCCTGACATCGACTTTAGGGCGAGCGTGGAATCCCTACAGACGTTCAAGCCAGATAAGAAACTACTATGGGTAGCTAACCCTGTCGAGTTACGTGATATACGTCCAGGGCTTAAAGCGATTGGACGTGTTGATAACGATCCTCTAGTGGAGGAAGGGTTCTTGTACCTACGTGGCGATCTGCTGCGTGACTTCGACGAGGTGCTTACTACAAAGCCCGTCGATCGTACGTGCATAGCCCCAGGCATGATAGTCTGGACAGAGCTTTCACGTCGCAGCTATGCTGCACGCATGCCAGATGAATATAACACCACGATGCGTGCTCATCTGTTGCGTATTTTGGATGCTCGAACCCTACACTTTACAGGGAATACAAAAAAACAAAGGCCGCATTACAGTTATGAAGGTTACGCGGAGCGCAAGTTGACATTGAACCGTAGTGCTAATTGGTATCAAGATACGGTCGTTATGTAAGGAGTAATAATGGTGAAAAAGGAAAAGAAACCTGACGGTCCTACGTGGATAGAGGAGACACAGACTGTAGACAACTTGCTGTGGATCGTAGGAACCGGGAAGCTGCCCTGTAAGACAATGTATGTCGCGGAACGTCCATGCGAGTCTGATGTGCGTAACAAGAGCGTATTCACTGGACCTGCGGGTTCGCTGTTCTTCGCTGAAGCGCGTAACGCCGGTGTTGATACCGATGATGCATGGGTCACTAATGCCATCAAGTATCCGACACCGGGGAATCGAGCCTCGAATGCTGGCGACTTGAAGATGTGTAACCCGATGTTGATGGAAGAGATCGTTCGGGCTAAGCCAGAGATTATCGTGTGTATGGGGGCGCCAGCCGTTAAGGCTGTCATGGGCCGCACCTATAAGCTGGCGGATTATCGAGGTGAGGTAGTACCTTTCCCCGGCGATCCCAGCATCAAGGTATTTGCCATCTACAACCCGTCAATGGTGGCTCGATCACCAGACGTAAGTGATACGTTCAGGCAGGATCTACGTAAGCTAGCGGCAGTACAACAAGGTGTCGATAACGTACATGACGAGACCGAGTTCGAGGTTGTTCAGACAGCTGATCGATTGAGTGAAATCGTGGCGCAACTGTGGTCTGAGTCAGATCGCTTGTTCCTGTCAATTGATGCGGAATGGCATGCGCGTACATGGATGCACCCCGATAGCTACATACGACTCTTCCAGTTTTCTAACGAGGTTGGCAAGGCGGTTGTTGTAGAATTCCATGACGAGAACGGGCCTGTGATGGATAAGCCAGAGGAGGCCTGGGCGATACTCAAAACGTTGCTTGAAGATCCACGGGTGGGCCTGATGGGCCACAACGTGATCTCTGATGGCGAAATGCTACTGGCATTGCAGCAGATCGATATCCGTGAGCGGGTAGTGTACGATCCCATGCTTGCCGAGCACGTCATCAACGAGACAGGACCGTTCAGCTTGACAGAGTGTACTGTAAAGTACACCAATATGGGACGCTACGACACCAAAGTGGTACAGTGGCGCGATACACATAAGAAAGAGACCAAGTATGGTTACGGACTAATTCCACGTGACATATTCAACACGTATGCTGCCAAGGATGTAGACGCACCACTACGCATCATGCTTAAGCAGCTGCAACTCTTGCAGCCGTTCAAACAGCCACGCGGTGACTACCCGAGTTTGTGGGATATCACGTTAGCAACACAGAGATCGCTATACGAGATCGAACGTACGGGCTTGCGAATAGACCAAGAACGTTTAGAAGATATGATTCAACGCTACCGGGTTAAGAAGCAAAACCTTATGACTCAGCTTAAGATCATGGCAGCCCAGCAAGGGTTACCGGACTTCAAGCACGGTTCGGTAGTACAGGTACGTACGCTGTTATTTGATAAGCTAGAGCTAACGCCTATCAAAACGACCAAGGGTAAACCCTGGGGTGAGTACATGCGTAACGCCTGTAATAACGGCGTACAGGTCCACCAGCCATCAACGGACAAAACAACGTTGGAGATTCTGGAGGAGAAACACCCCGCGGTCAAGGTACTGGCACAGCTACGTAAGGTGGATCAGGCGTGTAAGGTCTGGCTACGCCACGCAGGTGAGGATGATGACGAGAACAGTAAGGGTGGCGGAATTCCTGCCAAGATATGGCTTGACGGCCGTATGCACTCCCATTTCTCGCAGCTCTCAGATACCGGACGATTCCGGACAAATAAGCCTAACTGTCAGAACTGGCCTAAGCGTGCTGAGGGTTACATGGAGCAGATATTCGGGAGTAAGGAAGCGACACCCCCGTTACTCCGTACTGTAGTCGTCCCGTCTGACGGCTATTACTTCATGGAAGCTGATTACAAACAAGCTGAACTGTTCGTGCTGGCGTCACTATCTGAGGATCCGACAATGTGGTCGGCTCTGACGACGCCGGGTAAGGATATGCATGACATGACAGCGATTACAGCGTTCGGACTTGTACTGCAGGATGAAAGCGGTAACACGGTATCGGAAAAATACTTGTTGGATCTGGCGGCTAGGGACATGGATAAGTTCAAAGCTGTACAGAAGGAACTGTTCTATTTAGACCAGAAAGGTCGACGGTTAACACGAGGAGAATTCAAAGACGGAATACGCGTGAGTGCCAAGAATCTCGCACTTTTTACTTGATTTAGCTCAATGTCTTAGGTTAAAGTGTTTGTATGGAAGCTAAAACTATAAACTGTAAGACATGCGGGCAACCTTTCGTTGCCCGGGACCCTAGAAAAATGTACTGCTCACCAAGGTGTAATAGCAAGTCCATCAGGTTACGGAAACGTAAACTATGGGATGCTCCACGTAAGTGTAGACAGTGCGGCAAAGAATTCAAACCGTTCACAAAGCGTAACGTCTATTGCTCTGACAAATGCAAAGTCGATTACGGCAATGCGCACAAAGCGTACGTACATACATGTGTCGGGTGCAGCACAGAGTTTACGTCCCGGAACCCCGGAACGAAATACTGCACACGAAGCTGTGCGCTGGCACATACCGTAGTTGAACGCCTGCTTACCTGTGAGGACTGTGGCGCGGAGTTTACGTTTATTGGAAGAACACGTAAACATCGCTGCCCACACTGCCACAGGCGGTACTGGAACGACTACTACGCTGATGCTATGACCGCCAGGGGCACGACGCACTGGTCAAATAGCGGGACGTACGCTAACAATAAGGTTAAGCTGTCTGCGGAGCGCAGAGCTGGTTATCGCGCTGCGTCTTTCGCTGCGTGGGGGAGTGATTGTATCATATGTGGTAGGGATCACAGTGAAACAGGGGCGGCCGTGGATGTACATCACGTCGACGGTGACCTGTGTAATATTACGGTCACGAACATCATACCGTTGTGTCGTAGGTGTCATGGACGCGTGCATAGCCTAGCTAGGCGCGGCACGTTCAAGACGCGGGTTACGGCATCGATGTTGCAAGCAGCTTTGTTTGAATTCTGGCCTGAGGGTCAGCAAGTAATTGGGATCTCTATGCAGCAATGCATAGATGACAACACCGCTAATTCGGGGAACGCTAAGTCATGAAAGTGATATGCCAATCCCGAGCTAGGAGCATAGCTCCGAGTGTAGAGACTTTATACGGTGCACCCCTAGCGGGTGAAGAGAAAGTCCAGACCACAAACGGGAGACCGGCAGTGAAAACTGTAGTGGTAAGCAACTTTGGCATTCCGTATGGAAGAGGAGCGTTAGACATAGCGCGCCAAGTTAAGGCTGAAACGGGTACACCAACTGACTTAGCTCAGTTGGCATCCGAGATCGCTGAGATGATGGTTGCGTGGAAAACAGTAACCTATCCGGTGGCTTGGACGTTCATGGAGTCCTGTGGGGACAGTGTAGAAGACCCACGGTTCCTGGTAAACCCATGGGGACGTATGCGTAGGTTCGCGGACACACGCGATGACAGAATTCTGTCGTCGATGAAGCGTCAGGCGCAGAACTTCCCTGCCGTGTAGGAGGGGGAAGTAAAACAGGGTGAACTCAGGGAACCCATTTGCTTGACTACAGTAGCTTGATATAGTAATTTGTTACTGAAGTCAGGGAATCCTGAGCCAAGGTCAGATGGGAGTCTGACAAGGTGCAGAGACCAGGTACCGAGGCTAGAACAGCCAGTAATGTACCCACGAGCGCCCTGACTCCGCAAGGAGTATGATATGGTCCGAACTACTGAGAAGCAGGAAACCCGGTTATGTAAGGATTGTGCTAAATCAGCAGCGATTGAAGGGCCGCGGTGCAAAGATTGCCACCGCGTCTGGAAACGTAATGCTGCAAGGCATAGTCGTGCTGACAGGAAGGAAGCAGAGTTACAGGAGAATGAAAAATTGCGGGTCACTGGCTGGCAACGTTGCACTTTGTGTAAGAGGAAGCGCAGACTTAGCGAGTACCGAACGACCCAGCGTGGGCGTAAGGGTAAACTCAACAAGATTTGTGATTCGTGCTTAACACGCGTGTATACGCAGCCTGGTAGGTTGGCGGCTGATACTGACATATCGGCACCAGCTTTTTGGCGAAGAAAGGCGTACGCCGTTAATTCGGTCGCCACGCAGCTCCGCCGTAAGGAGTTGCTCAGGCGTATCAGCTTAGCTGAGCTACCCTGGGTGTGCAAACCTCAGGATCTAGCACGGCTATACGAGTCACAAGATGGCTTATGCGCCTATTGTGGCTGTACGCTAACCTTTTCGAACATTAGTGTGGACCACGCGACGCCGATAACACGTCACGGAACCCACCACGTGTCGAATTTTCATTTGACCTGCATAGATTGTAACTACCTGAAGGGCACGCGGACGGAGGCCGAATTTAAGGCCTTCATTTGCGAATACGTAGCAAGGTTTACTCAGTAGAAGCGTCGGATAAAGAGCCGGCGCATTAACACATGATTCAAAGCACAGTAGCAGACACATGCATGTTAGCATTGTGGTTAATGGAACGTTATCGTAAGCAGCACGCGCTGCACTTTAAGTTGGTAAACCAGATCCATGACGCGTTTATGCTCGAAGTTCCAGAAGCCGAAATCGAAGTAACGAAGACGATGTTTCACGCCACAATGGGTAACATCGACATCCCGGTTAGGCCATGCAGTTCGTTGCGATTAGATATCGACATCGACCTAATGACCCGGTGGGGTGAGAAAGTGAAGTAGTGATACAGTGAAGCAGTGATACAGTGTAATAATACAGTGAAAATCCCCATAGCATAAGGAGCTAATAATGGGACTTAACGACCAAGTCAAGAATGGTGGTATTGGACGAGGCACCCGGAAGTTTATCTTCAAGGACCACGTCAAATACGAACACATGACCGGGAAGGATGCCATGATATTTCGGATCCTCCCTGCGTTTGACCCCAACAACCCAGACCCGGGCACATCGTTCGTGCCATTCGCGTTGCCTGACGGTGCGCTCACGGACTGGGCTATGCTGGTACACATCAACCGATTCGTAGGTCACGGCAAGGGCGGTTACGGAAGCCGCAAGGATCTGCTGTCACCTAAGACGTTTGCACTTACGGGAACAGACGTATTCTGTCCCCTGGATCAGTTGTTTCAGACTATCAACACTGACCCCAATACTTGGAGTTACCTGCTCGAAGATGTAGGCGAAGGTAAAGGTAAGATCCGTGCCGCGTATGGCCGGACAATCCCGCATCTTATTGCTAACACCTGGAACCTCAACCAGCCGACGCTCGGCACACAGGTTGGCGTGTTCACCAAAAGTTCCACGGACTCCTTACTGGATCCGAAGGAAGGCCTGGTGTTCCAGCGGAACAACATCCCTGAAGAGGTGATTCAGCAGAACTACTTGCTGCAGTACGCGGTAGGTGATCTGACTGATCCCAACACAGGACCCGCACTGATGTGTCAGAAGGGTGACGCACAGGGTGAGTACTCCAAGTACCACGTTAACCTGGCCTTGGATAACACACAGCAGATAGTGCGTCGTGCACTTGATCAGGCGGTCATGTCGCAACGACAGAACATGAGTACTCCGGCTGAGTTTATCAATATACCTACGGAAGAGGAACTCGTCGAAGAGTTGATCATCCTGCTGAACGGGCGTTCGCCTTCTGGCATCCATGAGCATTCGTTACTGAAGTTAGCGTTCCCTAACTTCCGTATCCCAGATCCCCCGGCGGCACTAGGTGGTATGTCCACAGTCCCGTCAGGATTTGGCGCATCCCCTGCAGGAGCTCCTGTAGCTGGTGCTGGTGTGCCTGTAGCTGGTGCTGGCGTGCCTGTAGGCGGCGGTGTACCTGTAGGTGGTGTACCTGGTATGCCTCCTGTGCCTCAGTCCACGGTAGCTCCGGTTCCGATTAATCCGGCACCTGCGGTCACGGTCCCGGGTGCGGTAACTGTACCTGCAGCAGCCCCGGTAGTGGGTGTGGCTCCAGTAGTGGGTGTGGCTCCAGTAGTGGGTGTGGCCCCAGTAGCGGCTCCAGCAGTGGCTCCGGTAACAGCGCCACCACTGGCAGCTCCGACAGCAGGTGTGGCTCCAGCGGCGCCTACAGCGGAAGCGACAGGCGTAGCTGCCAACATGGCGGCAGCACCGGCAGCGGCACCGGCAGCACCGGCAGCACCAGGAGCACCTGCAGCTGGCGTGCCAGGTGAACCGGTAGGAGAAGGCTTCAACGAAGCCGACTTCATGACGAAGGTTGAAGGTCTGAAGACGCAGGCCCCACAAGCATAGTTAATACTGAGGGGGGAGGCACAAGCGCCTCCCCCCTCTTTCTCACGTACAACAAGCGTATAGGAGGCCTTCAATGGCTAAGAAGACAAAGAAGGATTTGATATCCACACCGGACCCATCACAGCGTGGTAAGGCCCTGGTGCATCGACTTAACGCGAACCAAGTTGACGGCACTGTATGCACAGTGAGTCAGATGATGGCCCGTTGGCGTTACATTGATTTTGTCAACCCCAACGCCAAGCTACCTAGTGTTGCGCTCGAATGGTTATTCGGAGCGCGGGGATTACTTGCTGGCCGTATGATTCAGTTCAGGGCCAAGTACAGTAAGGGTAAGAGTTCGTTCATGTATCTCATGTACGCCTCTGCACAGCTACTATCCAAGGCCTGGTGCTTTCACGTGGAATCAGAGGGAGCTATGGCACCTGCTGACTACGTAGCATCATTTGGAGCTGATCCAGACGATCTAGCTATCGACGAGATCCAAACGTTTGAAACGTGTCTGGAACGTGTGGACGAGGTTATCGCTCAAATTCGTGGCGGCTTTGGCGGCGGTAAAACGGCAGACGGCAGACCCAAGAAGACAGTGTATACTGATCCGTTGGATCCAAACATGGAGTCGCCGATCTTGGTGGGTATCGACTCGCTGAGTTCGTTGGGTCTAGCAGACTACGCCGAGCTAGATATCGCTGACGTACACGGTACACCTGCGTTGGCATTACACGCACGTAAGCTACGTCAGTACTTGCGCGATCGTATGGGCCGGTTCAATCAGACACAGACGTTACTGATGCTCACATCACACGAGACATCCAAGATCAAGACTGGTAGATCTTTCGGTGGTGGCGGTGATACCAAGTCAGCACTGGCACAGGAGGCCATCGGTATCCATGCCACGTACGTCGTGGATGTAGATGCTGTACCGTGGGTAGATAAGGAGAAGAGCCTACGTATCGGGGACATCATTACGTTGACAACCGAGAAGAACAAGCTGTCTCCACGCGGTCGTCAGCTACGGCTATACTTGCGTTGGGGCTCTGGGTTCGATCTGGTCAAGACTGATGCTGAGTTTCTTATCAGCAGCAACTACTCTCCGTTCACCAAGGAGCAGCTATATCGACACAGCGCAGGGATAACATGCAAGGCGCTTAGCAAGAAGTCAATCAAGTCTGACGAGGACTTCGTGCGACTGCTTTACGATAACCAGGACGTGATCATGGGGATCCGAGAAGAAATGCGTATTCGCGGCTGTGGTTTTGAGTTCGAAACCAAGTACATGCCAACACCGGAAGAAGTGGAAGACAATAAGAACTCAGAGGAGAGTGACATCGATGGGGTGGAAGGAAGCGGAGCAAAGGTACCAGAGGGGTGAAACCCTTACGGATCAAAAGGCTGAAGACTTTGTGGCACGTCGTGTGCTTCGAGGGCTCAGCTTGGTTCAACGCCAACTACCAACCGTTGAGCGCAAGCTCTTTGGTACGGTAGACTTCGACGAGGCACAATGGCCACGTACGAAAGCTGTGCTGCAACAAGCGCTGATCAATAGCGGCCACGCTGGTCTAGTTAAGCAGTGGGTCGTAGATGCGCTCAGTGTTACGGGTAAGCACAAAGATGTGTTGGATCGTTGGGAGATGCTTGCGGATTACGACGAGGAACGATGCGAGACAGAGTTCCCAGTCATACTGGCACGTGCTGGCAATATCGGTATCGCCTATAGCGCCGTGGCGCACTCTTGGCATGGGCTTCCGTCGTGGCTACGACCACGGTACACTGCATTAGCTATAATCGGTGGTTATACGATTATAGTCCAAGACCTTGAGCATTTCATATCACAGTTCGGTCCATTTGAATGGGGGTTAGAATGACACCTAAGATAAAACATATCACGCTAGCCATGGTAACTACGGCTGGCGCTGAGGTCACGTTCGACCCTGCTCAGTTCCTTACCGGTGCCTGGAGCATAGACGATTACTGCCTCATCATGCAAATGCCGATTGCTGAGATGCTATCGAATACAGTCATTGAGTTGTCTGAAGAGCTGATACGAATGTCGCTGGATTCCGAGTGGGTCAAGCAGCATCGTCGCGGTGTAGGGCAGGGTGACATCTTCTACGTGGGGACAGTTCCTTGGCTGTATGTGTTCATGACGAATGCAGATGTATTCACGGAAGCAGGCATGGAATTAGCACAATCACGCTGTTGGCCACAGGCCGCAGTTGTACGTCTAACTACAGACGAAAAGGAGCCGCAATGCGCGACGCTGTAGATCCGAATCAATTAGTGTTTATCTACCTGACGACACAAGCTGACCTTGAGCGAGCTGAGGAACACCCGCCTCAATTACCATTCGACGTAACCGACCCGGAGCGGGCGGCACAGTTGCGTGAGAATGCCATATCGTCGGCCGGCATGTACGACCCCTATAGGGACGTCGTTCAGTGCTCGTTTCTGTCGGGCGTGACCACCACACACTTCTTGTTGTGTGACGATCACAGAATAGCAACAGACCCTGAAGGGCAGAGAGACGGTGCACGAACCATTCATGTGTTTGATGCCGAGGATCAGGTAATCAACGCAATAACTGGCTACATAACAAGCGCTAGTCAGGAACTGGCGGGTGGCATGGTGTTGGATAAGAAATGCTATGCGGGTTGGAAGATTCAAATTGATATGTGGCCCATGCTGGTCAATAAGGCATTCACGTACGGGTGTCACCTGCCACAAGTATACATGACTGATCTGCGTTCTCGCTGGTCAACTAATAATGAGTTACTGGACGTCTCGGGTATTTATTCGCAGGGGATGAGCATGAGCATGCGTAAACTGCCAGCACTGCAGGACGTGTTACGTTCCTGGGGCTACGGGAGCAATTACGCAATGCCCGAAGACATTCGTGCAGCCATCTGTGACAGTCCAATAACTGTAGCAGCCAGTATAGAGCCCTACCTGTTTGATATGCAGTCAGCAGTGCTGCGTTACTACGAACTTTGTGATACATCGAGACCGGTACCCACAACAGAAGGAGGCTAGATATGGCCGCAGACGGAGAAGCCCAAGACCCCATCAGCAAGGAAGCATTGTTGGAGTCATTACAAGACGCTACGAAGCGTTTGGCCGCAGCAGAGAAGGTTAAGAGAGCCGACGCCGCTGTGCACAACGAGACAATCGGTTCCACCAAGGCAGAGATCAAGGAAATCATAGAGCAGCTTGATAGCCTGTATGGTGAGTAGTCATAGTGTACCGGCTGGCGTTATACCAAACAGTATAGCGTCGGCCGGGTTAATCTTCCCGCACGGGAACAGGAGAGTATCATGGCAGATAAAGAGTTTGGCCTGGAAGACAGCGGCCAACGACAGGAGTTCGAAACAGGCAGCCGACGCGACACCGCGGAAGGTAAGCCACGTCCGGACCTAATCAGTCCGTTCCTCAAGTCCCGCTTGGGTAGTCACCTAGGCTTGGGTGCGGTCAAGTACGGCACCCACAACTGGTCGAAAGGTCAGGACAACGCACGTGCCCGTGAGTCATTGGAGCGGCACCTAATGGAAGCTGACATGGGCCTGCTAGAAGAGGACCACATCTCAGCAGCCCTGTTCAACATCATGATCATCGTGCACAACCAGGAGATGAAGAAGCTTGGCTTCCTCCCCAATGGCCTAGACAACTGGCCTGTCGACTGGTACGCACAAATGCATGGCGGTGATCCCAATCACGACGCGCCTCCGGTACCCAGTAGAGAAGAGCTGGAAGCTGCGGCCAAGGCCTGTAGTAAGTATATGGTAGAGCTGCGTGAAAAGCTACGTCAGCAGATCATTGATGAGCACGTCACACAAGCCGCAACCCCTGGCATAGTCTCGGTGTCGTCAGGCGCATGATTACTCAAGACGCAGCACGAACTATTGGCAGCGTGAAGCAGCCTACCATTGATCGGTACTGTCAATACATGACAGACCACGTTGTTCCTCATACACCAGAGGAGCAGTTTCAACGGTGGCTTTTCACGTATGCCAGCGTGCATACCAACTGGCTCAATAACTGCCGGATGTACTACGCCCTCAAGGACCTTAAGTGGATCGGCGATGATGTCGAACTGCTTAAGCGGCTCAAGGAGAGCGGGGCCGGGTGTCATAACAAGCGCACCGAGTACATTGCAGAGTTCACTGAGTTCTTCTGGAATCATCAGGCATGGTTTTTGAAGACACCTGCTGAGTCCTGGGAACAGTATCGAAAACGGTTGCAGGCTGTAGCTAAGGGTATCGGATTCGCAAAGTCAGCGTTTCTGGTAGAGTTGCTGTATCCGACAGAGGCCGAGCTAGTATGTGTCGACACGCACGTACTACAGTTGTATGGTTATAAGCCTAGTGAGCAAGGAAATGTGCGTACGTCTGAACTGTACGCTATGGAAGACCATTGGGTTCGATGCAGTCAACAGCGGGGTGTACCCGCGCCGATAGCGCGTTGGATTTACTGGGATCGTAAGCAGGATCAGCCTGATAGTAGGTATTGGTCATTCGTATTAGAAAGGGAGAATTATCATGACAGATTGGTCCAGATTGCCGGTTCTGAGAGATGACAAACTGATACTTGAAGACACGAGCGCTAGTCCCATACCAGGTTCAATCGTACCGTGTCTCTTATGCTTCAAGCCGTACCTTATGCGACCTTACATGGGCGTACCAGATCAAATCTGCCCAGAGTGTTGGGAAACATACAAAGATGCCGCACGAGTCATCTGCTTCAAGTGTAAGGTAACCATCTGTCGATTGATGCCAAAGGTTCTCGACAATGGTTATTACATTAGGCCCAGGTCGGTGTTGCACTCGGACGCTTGCAATATCTGTAAAGAGGGACTTAAGGAATCAACGGTGGTGGAGATCGAACAATGGAACAAAACGGTAAGGCCAGGAAAAATCATAGTGCCCATGAGTCAAAGAAAATACCGATAATAGATTGGTGCTCTACCTGGACGCATGCCTTTGGTGTGCATACGCGAATAATTGGAGCCTGAAGGGTGCCGATTTCGACAACTTCGGATACAGCTAACATAACAACAGTGAACAGTGAGGAACAACAATGCAAGAGCTAACAAACCTAGTATCACGAATCCAAGGCAACTTGGCCAAACAAGGCATAGCTATGCCGCCCGTGACTGTACCATCCGTGACTGTGCCGTCCGTGACCCATACAACACAGCAACAGACACTCCCGTTAGCAGGACAAACAGAACAGTTAAAACCGGAACAGGCAGCCACACCTCCGGCTACACCTACGGCTACACCTGTACCACTCAGTGACTCAGTGGAAGCACTGCAGAAGCATCCACGCTATAACGAAGCTATATTCTGGTTCACAGCTGTCAAGGATCAGATCAAAGGTGGCTTTCCGAATATAGCAGTGGAGCAGATCACAGACGAAGGTATATGCTCAGAACTCGCAGCTAAGGCCTTTGTCAGTGCAGTGCAGTCAATGCCCGAAGATGACATACGTGACCAGCTGGCAAAGTACGGTGAGTTGATCAAACAGTTGGAGAGCGCCTTGGAGCACAACGCTACCAAGACTAACATTCGGGAACTGGCCATCCGTGCAGGCAATCGTGATGAGTTCGTAAAACAAACCTGTAACACATGGAAGTGGAAAAGGGACGAGGCTCGTACCAGCTATGGTCAGACGCGCACTGACATGATTGCGGCGGGTACGTGGCCTAAGGCGTTAAAGGACAAAGCACCAGGGCTTGACGGGCAGGTTGCTGACCTACGGACACAAAATACCCAGAAGGGCATGGACGCTCAGAAGGGCAAGGGTGAAGGCAACCTCAAGCAGGACCTGGCAGCTGACAAGCATGCTGGGTATGTGCAGGTGGCTCAGCGTATCGCTCGTACTCTTGGGGCCAACGGTCCCATCACGATCGACGACGTCACTGAAGAGATGTCCAAGCGTTACAACGTGACCCCCGAGAAGGGTAAGCGTCAGCACCAATGGAAGGGTAAGACATTTCCAACCTCCGAGTGGCAGCAGGTGGGCGCTGAACCCTCCAGGCAGATCTCAGCACACGGCCGGCCGGTCGCACGCTGGGCGCTCAAAAGCTGGATCAAGGATAACTCGCTTAACGGTGAGTCATCTGCGTCACAGGTGGCGTCATTCGTGATGTCTCGTATACTGCGGGAGTACAAGCGTATCTATCCGCGGATAGACCTTGAAACCTGCAACTGGTACGTGGGTGATGTGAAGTTGTCAGACAAAGTCCGACAGACCATAATCGCCGAAGGTAACCGGCTATATAGCATCCCGGTGACATTCGTTCCAGGCACGGTAGGCGCGCTACTCCAGGGTCCCAACCATGAGGCTACCCTGATGATGCACAAGTCCAGCTAGGACTACATTCCTGTGTGGGTAGGTTTCTTAGCGAGGAAACTTGCCCACATAGGCAACTTCAACAGTAAACAGGAGATAGTAGCGATGGCTAAGCGTGTTACAACTTACTTCGGCTTTGTTTTTCGGTACAGACGAAGACTTAGCTAGCATCGGCGTGGTAGCTGACAAGATTGATGGTATGGTAATCGGCACTGAAGGTCGCTGGATCATACCCGCAGTACGTTTCACCGGAACAGTTGAAGAAATCAAACAGCAAATGAAAGACAAAATCGACAGTACTTTCGCTGATCCCGCTGTTAAGGAACACTTGGAGGAGTAGTAATGGGTAAGGGACATGACGGGGTGTACGATCACGAGTACGAACGTCTTGTGGACGAACACACAGTTCTGCTGGCAACGCAACCGGACATTTACCGGGCGTTTGAGCCAGCACTATTTGAAGAGGAGAAATAATACATGATGAAGCACCACATAGTCTGCCTCGACTTTGATGGGGTTATAAACAGATATCCCGGCTGGGAAAACGAAGGTTTCGTTACCATTACCGGTGAGCCTTTTCCTGAAGCCGCAGAGCAAATACAACAATTACGTGATGCTGGTGTGATGATCCTGGTACATTCAACTCGGTGTGGGTACCGTAATGGAACTGGAGCCATAGCCAACTACCTGGAGTTTCATAACATTCCAGTGGATGGGGTATGTTTCAACAAACCACCGGCTGACCTGTACATCGATGACAAGGCATGCCTTCACACTAAGTGGGAAGGCATGGCTGCTAAAGTACTAGCGCTCGTAAGGCCTAAACCGAAATGAACCCTAGGTTCGCAAACATCATAGCGCCCTGGACTAAAGAGCTGGTCCAGGGCTTCTGTAACTACCGACAGCACCTGCTGACGGACGGGCCGGGGAACCTATGTACCCCGACCGCACCTCACGTGTGTAAATCTGCACCATTCGATGAGTTCGAATACCAGTACGCACATTTGATTGGTGATCTTATGCGGGAGCCATGGAGTACGCTATTACGTACGCCACCACAACAGTTGATAGATGGTGATCTGCGTGCTAAGAGTAAAGTACGTCGGGGTGGCTTCAAATGCTGGGATACGGCAATAGCTGCCCCCGCCTGCGCTAATCGGTACGATCATCTGATCCTGATGCAAGAGACGCCGGCCATACGCAACTGTAATGAGTACTGGCGATCGACGGCAGTACCAGCGTTGGAACGTGTAGGTAGGCTCACATCTACAGGCGAGTTCCTACGACCCAAGGGTCCGTGGATCGTAGACCTAACACGTTGGACGCTGGGCTGGAAGATACTGGAGTCTGCACACGCATTGGCACATCAGCGTGCTGACCACAAACGTTCTATGGCAAAAGGACCGGGCGCGACTAGGGCCAAGGCGGCTGGTAACTTCCAGCGCTATGTCAGCGAGCAGGTATTCGCGTGGGCCTATGGTATACCGTTTGACGTTAGTGAACGTGAAGATGGTAATCCAGGGGAACCAGACTTCAAGCATTACGGCATTGAGTTGAAGTCATCGAGTACGTACGGTAACCCTATGTTACGGATTCCGTGGGATGGACGAGAGGCTTTACGTGTCGACGAGACGTTGATAGTCGCTTCTGCTGGTGTATTCATTGAGCCACATCCGTACGGATTTGAAAAAGGCACACGAGACTGGAGTCAGCGCGATCGATGGTGCTGTAAGCCATCAGCCGTAATCCTACCAGGGTGGGCCGGGGTAGATTTCATAACACATCAGATGTTGGGGGTAAACAATTTCAAGCAGAAGGATACTCCCATATGTTACATGGTCAATCCGCTTGATCTGTTGGCACCCGATTTATTAGGCGCGTATCTGAAGCAGACACATGACGAGATAGGGGAGCCGTCACTACTGGATGATAACGGCAAGCAGGTACGTTGGTATGTAGAGGATTGGTTGGAAAGCGATGAGTTACGAAAGTTGCTTGCTGAAACCAAACCGTTACCCTGCCGTGATTGTCTCATGATCAACCATAAGACACGGGGAGCTCCGATGCGACCTGCAGGTTGGGAGCCTAGAGAGCGCCTGGACGAGGGCAAGGCGCAACATCTAGAATGGATAGAATATAACGAGCAACTTGATGCTATACACGCAACCATTAAGCGTGGTACTATTTTTTACGAATACACGAGCCGCGGGGTTACGAGGGATTCATGCGTACGGGAACGCAAAGCTCGGACAACGGCGCACAACAAGAAGATTGGTGCTGCCGCTAAAGCGAAGAGTCTTGCCAAGGTGCTCGCTAAACGAGAGGCCGGAAACGCCTTGACAGCTAGGGACATAGAAGTGTATAGGACCTATCTGGAGGCAGAAAACGAAAGGGAGGCGGAAACGAATGACGAAGGAACAAGTCAGTGTGGGAGTTGATCCTGGTAAAACAGGTGCGCTATCTGCGATCGGTGATAGTTGTCAGCGCGCTAATATAATGCCAGTGATTAAGGGTAAGGCTGGGGGTTCGAAGACCGAGCTATGTATTGACGGCGTCAACGCCTGGTTCGATACATTGCTCGAAGATGCTGTCATCAAAGCCGTATACATTGAGCGACAGCAGGCGTTCCCTAAACAGGGTGGCGTCAGCAACTTCAGCACCGGCGACACCTATGGTATGCTCAAGGGCATCATAAGGACACGTAATTTCCCCATGGTAATCGTGGGTCCGAGAATCTGGAAGGCTGCCATACTAGGTGGCACTAAGAAAGACAAGGTAGCGGCTATACAGTTCTGTAAGAACCGGTACCCACTGATTGACCTTGACGTTGGTATTCGCAAGGTCATCTATCACGACGGCATGGCAGACGCTGCCTGTATCGCTACGTGGGGAAGGATGCACGCATGACCACGGCAAACCGTACACTACTCGACCACTTCGTATCCACCTGTGTCCACAACGTCAATCTCCCGGTGCTTGGTGAGATGGCTGCTGTGGTGCAGGACGTTCAACCGGTGCCACATAGGTGGTGTGGCTGGAAGGAGACAGAACCTCAGCCATTACCACCGACAATCATTGATTGGCCAGATACGTCATTCTGCTTGTTTGCACCAAACACGCCGATCTACCCAGGATCACACAGGTTCTGCGTGGATATCGATTACACGGGACCTGGATTCGATCCGTGGTTTCAGGAAGCTACGTGGCAGTTAGAGGGTGCGTTCGTCTTCCAGTTAGACGGTGAGACATTTGACGTCATACCACTGGCTGTTGAGGCTACTCAACGTATGATCGTACTGCCTGAGATGCAGCTGCACTACACGCTGGATGACACTGGCTGGGCTTGGGCTAAGGCTGATAGCGGACCGGTCAACGCGCTGTTCCACAGCTTCTTCATGAAGCTCATAGCAGACGAGGATCAGGACGACGTTTACGATGCGATTAACATGCTGGGTAACACCATGAGCATGTACCTAGGCGCCTACCACCACTGGCTGCAGCAGCCGGGGGAGTGGGATTCTAGAGCACCTAAACGGCCCAGGGCCAAGGTCAAGGACGGTAAGGTCAAGAAGATCTACGACGAAGGTACCGCGGGGTACAAGGAATACAGACACACAACAGGAGAGTAGCCATGGCTACGGACAAAGACGAAGTAACTGTAACAGAGCCCAAGCTGCGCATTCTAATGCCTAGTGACGGTGACATGGAACTTGTCAACCAGGACGGTGGCAAGATTGTGCTTGATCCTATCTTCTACAGTAAGGAGAGTATGGGTCCGCATTTTCACGTGGTCGAAGGCCACATGGACGGTGATGAGTTCGTTGTTGAGAACACAATATCACGATACAGAATAAAGCTCAAAGCTGACGGTAAACTTGAGCTCAAGAAAGCCGAGTAAGGGGGGTTAAGATATGAGAACACGAGTGCAAATATTCCAGCCGCAAGAGGGTCAGCAAAATCCGGTACCGGCTGCTGTCCAACGGAGTCGAGAGTTCGGCGCCCAAGTAGCAACAGGGTTCATGCGGATTCATGGTATCCGTAGCCTGACCACGACATTCCGTCAGGTTGGCCTGTGTGCAGTCACAGATGTCAGCTATGATCCATTCGATCTGGATCCGCCGGCCGCGTTGTTAGCTTTGCGAAACAGCATAGCACGCAAGGTGTCTGATTTGCTGTTCACGTACGGCATTCTGGGCATGGAGCTGTTCCCTAACGACGAAGAGATGCAGACCATCAAGGATGGTTGGCAGGCGTTAGAGAGCGGTACAGGGCCAGCTGCTACGACTGATAGCAGTGTGATCCAAGAGATTCCGCTGAATATCGAGCAGGATCCCAGTGGTAAGAGCGTAGTTGAGACAATCGATGGCACCGAACAACCTAAGTCCTAAACAACTGCAAGCATTGGGTTACATATTCGATGCAGTAGCCCGATTGCTGCCCACTGAAGGTCGCGACTTTTTGACCAAGGTGAACTTTCCAGAAGGCGGGGCACAACCTCGTGTGATGGTGATCGGGATGACGCCTCTTGGCAAGGTATTTGCTGAACACTGTATGCACAATATAGGTGCTGCAACTCAGGAAATATTGCGTCAAGAGGGTATGCAGGATAAGTTACCACTTGGTACAGAACTCAAACCAACGAAGGAACAAGATGCCAAACGACCAATCGAACTCCCCGACCTCAGCCAAGCAACAAAACTGTCACGAAATGAAGTGCTATCCCGACTCAAAATCAAGCCCAACATCGGAATCGGGCCCACCGCCCCTTCCCAATCATGCAGTGCCAAACCTCAGAGTGTCCCTGCTCCAGTGCCTCGTACGCAACGAGTTCTGTGACGCGGCGCTTGCCTCAATAGCTACTACGTATCTGTATCACACGATACATACGCATCCAAAACTGAACGATGATACGTTGTACTCCAGGTGGGATAAACGCGACATCACGGGAGTGATCAACGACAAGGTCGGAAGATTTACGTTTAGTCGATTACGTGTTGGCACCTACGCGCCTGATTTCATTATACAGGAAGCAGGCGTTGTCACAGAAGATATCGCAGAAACAATACGTGAATTACTCGAAGGCACTAACAGCGTGTTAAGCGATTGCCGTGTGGTCACGGGTACAGTACGCTTACATATCACGGCAACAGATGATGAAGGGTTTGCCATGTGGCTGCACTACATCACAGCAAAGGAAGAAATATGAACGACGAAAAAGAAGCCACACCCGAAAGCTCCGAACCTCAGACCAAGGAAGAGGCGTCTGAACCGCAGGAGGAGAAGGGGCCAGTTGTGCAGATGGCAGCTAAGGCTCTTGTCCAGTGGAAGGATGATGACGGGAATATCACAGAGACCGAAGAGGTCTTTAGAAGTATCCCAGCATTACTCCGGCATCTAGTCACGCTCGTCAACAAAAAGGAACGTGACCTGGAAACGCAGCTTTCGATCGTGCTGCCGCCTGAGAAAATTGATGGTGTCGCAGTCAAGCCTGACACTGAGCTCGACGGAGAGACCCTTATAGCTGTCGTAGCTGAGGGTACTCTAGCTGAGGTGATCGCTAAACTACGCGTGCGCTACGTGACTCCTCAGCAGGCTATACAGCAGCTCGCAGCCCTGACAGCACAGTTGTTCGACCTATCGCCCCTCAAGGGCGGCATCGTAACACTGATATTCGGCGACGCAGAACCGGCTGGTTTCGGTCTTGTCAACGAGACACTGGAAGTCACGGCCGAAGATCTGGTCATGCTTGGGGCCTCGGCCACTAACCAGGCGGCTAGCTACAAGGACAATATGCGTTCACAGCGTGGGCTTAAGTTCCCCGAGGATCAATCCGAAGGTGGCCTTGTTGACCCACGGGGTCAGCCGTTAGTTGGCGGTAAGGGCTGATGCGTTACCTTGTCAGCGTCTGTCCAGAGATGACAGAGATTGATCAGTTAACCTCAGGTTGTGTCACACTGAGAGAGCGAATAGCTGTGTGCGATCCGGTTCAAGGGGAAGAACTTGAACAGTTGCGCACTAACTTACAGAACGCTGAAGGCAAGCTTGAGGCTGAACTGGTTAAATGGGCACCTGCTGGAGAACCAGTAGTGCCCTGGTATCCTTCTACGCTAGAGAATGTCTTCCTGAGCGTCACTAGCTTTAAGCGAGCACCATACGCTAAAGTAGCTGATATTCCAGATCTTGATCCGGATCAATTGGCTACAAAGCTGAAGGCAGAGTATCCAGGTTTACCTGGAGGATTGCACGACGAATATGTGCTGGCTATGGCAAGAACCGCGTTAGAGTTCCCCATAGATACAACGTTTCAAATATTCATCAAGCCTAACGAGGCCACGTTAAAGCAGTTGGGTAAAGATGATTTACACGTACTATGGGAGCAACAACCGCTTCCAACAAGTCGAAAGGTAGAGCTATGATTGACATAAAAGCAGTGACGAAGGACAACCTGGAGCCACTACACAAAGTACTCAGCATCCTTGACGGCACACTGCCGGCCGAGGAGCTTGAGGGCATGACTGCGTTGGAGTTGAGCTGCTGGCTTAAACGTGCCGAATCATTCGTGGAGTGTATGCGTAGCCGTGTACGTCTTCAGGCCAACGACGAGTTCGCTGCTATGCGGAAGGCCAACGAAGAGCAGAAGCAATGGCCTATACAGAGCATTGCTATGGTAACGACCTACACGCCACGTTGTAGTTGGGAGTATCCTAAAGAGCTGGTAAAGGAGAGCGAGGAGCTTGCTGCCAAACTAAAGGCGGCACAGAAGGACGAGACGGCTAAGAAGCATACACCTAAGCCAAATCCTGCTGCGTCCTCGTTGTTCGCTATCAATCTGACGGATAACAGCTTCTGAGCCGGCATGAAAGTAAGTGACAATCAACGACGTATTCTTGACGCTCCCCGCGATCACCTAGTGCATGTGATGCCACGCCTTGAAGTGTGCGGTATATACAACATGATCACAGAGCTGACCGGGGAGCTCAAGAACTACAGGCACACGTTGCTGCATGAGACTCCGATGGCAGAATGGGACGAGATGACCATCTGGCAAGCGCAGGCTGCAGGCTTAGAGGTGGTACAGGTTGATCGCATTACGACAGAGACCCTGGCTGATAGCGATTACACAGGTGCCATCCTATACAACGTGGTTGACCATCCGAACATTGGAGAGTCCATACCATCTTTATACTATTCGTATGGGCGCTGGGATCCGGATGTGAAGCCTGACTTCACGGTGGCATGTTCTGAGTATGCCACACGCTATGACCGCGACGGTAAGGACATCAAGCTTGATCCTGAATGGGTACTACCACCTTTGGTACAGACCCGATCGTTGCGACGACTTGTGGGGCCGCCACACCCTTTCTCGGTGGGACTGATCACCAGCGGTATCGAGAACAAGTATCCATGTAGGCTCATCATGCAGCTGCTGAATCAGTTGCCTCGTGATGTGCAATTCTACGTCACCACGCTACCCAAGTATCGGCACCCCGGTATGCAGCTGGCGTTGGACCACGAGAGAACCGTAAAGCCGGCACGCGCATTGTACTGTGCTGTGAGGCCGACCGGTGGTATCCAATACACTGTGCGTTTCGACGCATTGATCTACGCCTGTGACCCGAACTATCATGAGCCTTACGGGCGCCTGGTGGTTGAGGCCATGGCTCTTGGTAAACCCGTGATCTGTGAGCGAAGATCCGTCTTCGCTGACCGCTTAGAACATGGCGTGAATGCGCTGCTGTTCGACGACCTCGATGAGGTGTTGGGTCACGTGGACCGTTTGAAGAACGATACAGTTATGTGTGCTAAACTTGCTGCTAACGCTCAACTGTGGGCGTCGTGGGAAGACATCAGCGTGCATATTGGAAAGTTCAAACGTATCCTGAGGATGATCGGTACATGAAACATAAGGTTGAGAAACGCCTTGTTGTCGTACTTGAGAAGCGTCAGATCGGTGGCCCAGATAAGAACGGTGATGTATTCCCAGGAGGTACGTGGGTAGCGCAGTCTGTGCGCCCCATGACCATACTGGAGCACATCGCTCAACTGTGGCCTCCGTGTTGTTTCAAGAAGAACAACAAGCACACAGCGATACTAGCAAAGACCACCAGTGCCGTGAGCATTGGGGTAACGATAAACAAAGAGCAATACGCCAAGCTACTTGATACAGGTATGCAAAATCCAATATCGGTTGGTTCCTCGTTAGAGATGGAACTGATACCTGAGCCGGATAACGCATTTGAACAGGAAGCAGCAGTATGATCAAAGCAAGTTGTGACCGGAAGACCCGGTTCTATAAGACGCAGAAGAACACGTTCGGGCTCCTACCAGGGCTGGAAGGTACGTGTCCGGGTGCGACAACAGGTACGGGTGGATGCTGGCATAAGGCACCTGGCCGCAAGACATGCGTGTGTTACGTCGATAGCCTAATGCGGTGTTACACTGGCATTAGAGGTATCCTGACACACAACACGAAAGTTCTGTACGACTGTCAAGGTACGGACAACGAATACGATCAAATGGTTGAGTTACTGAACGCCGAGTTCGAGCGCTTCAGAGCCGCCGAAGCACGTCGGTCGAAGAAGACTGGAACACCACCCCACACATACTATCGTCTACATTGGGCAGGGGATGTGTTTGATAAGACATACGCCAAAGCGATAGCCACAGCAGTAAAACATAACAGTGATATCAACTTCTGGATCTACACCAGAAGCTTCGACATACTCCCCCAGTTGGTTGGTGTAGTCAACCTAGCAGTGTACCTGTCCCTAGATCCAGTGAACGTGCAAACCGGCCTCGTCGCATTTGAAGAGGCAACACGTATCATAGAAGACTATGGACTCAAGCACAACATTCAAATATGCTACATGAATCACGAAAACGATTTCGACAAACACAAAGATAGAGCAGTTACAATCTTAGAGGGGCGCAACCAGATCCGTAAGCTCCTCGGAGAACCCACCCGGGACCTCTCTTGGATCACGGACATGCAGTTACGAACATGTCCTGTAGACACAGGTAAACTTGAACTGGAGAGTGGTTGTGCCAACTGCAAAAAATGTCTCCACGCCAAAGTTCCGATATGGTTCAGATCATAACCGTAAGATATCGAGCAAGGTCATCTATTGGATACTTCACTACGTAAACAATAGTACGAATCCACTGTGCGCGCTCGACATGGGGCGCTTTGCAGTGGATTCTGGCATCTACGTCCCCCGCGACGGTAAAATCACGCATAACAAGTGCAGGATGTGGGGTAGTGTGACGGGATTGACGTTGGCTCGACGCGGATTGATTCTGCGTAAGTTGAGGCGGAAAGATAATTGGACCGACCACAAGCACACGCGCACGTATACGATTACAGAGCTTGGCAAAGAATGGTTACGCGCATACAAATAACACATGGAAGGTAATAGATGATTTTCTTGCACTATACCCGTAACGGGCAGAAGCGAGTAGCTGACATGTTTGATACGTTTTATGGACAGACAGCCTTACTACTAGGCGGTGCACCGTCGTTAAAGGAACAAACGGTAGAACGCTTAGCTGAGCGCGGTGTCATCACGATGGCCATGAATAACGCGGCCCTGCACTTCCAGCCCATGATGTGGGTGAGCGGTGATAGGCCCGAATGCTATGAGCCCAGGATCCTACTGGACCCTAAGATAATGAAGTTTGGGAATGCGGCACATGCGCGCACCAAGCTGGACGCGAAGTATAACGACAAACACTATCGTGAGATGCCAAACATGTATTTCTATCTCCCAGAGGATAACGTCTCCTGGGATGAATACTTGGCGTCAAGACGCGGTGTGCCCTGGTACAGTAACACGCTCTTCGTGGGCATTCATATCTTGTACCAATTGGGAATTCGTCGTATTATCCTCGGTGGATCTGACTTTGGCTTTGCTAAGTCGGACACACCCGATCAGGAACAGCACGGCGGAGACATGTATGCGCACGAGACGAGTTTCGGAGATCTTGAACGCAAATGGAACTTGGACCTCTACAATAGTTTGGTCCGGGAACTAAGACGCCTCAAGCCCGTATTCGATCGTGCTAAATTGGAGTTCTTTGACTGCTCCAAGAATAGCCGTGTAGCACAGGTGTACAAACACCTGACGTTAGAGGAGGCAGTGAACATGTGCTTAGAGAAGTTTCCAGCCAAGGCGCTGAGTTCTACTGAGCTGCCGCACTGTTCCAAGTTCGCCCCAGAATCAATACAACAACGAATTGCGAAATGGCCAGGTCATCAGGTGGTCGGAGCGCCGATACCCGCACAAGCGGAACAGCGCAAGACACCTGCTAAAACGGTCCTGTAACAGAAGGGGATGATATATGTTAGAAGCAAGACACATCATGCGGTTAATGTTAGAACGTGCGCGATTATCCGCGCATGAACAGATGCCGCCACCAAGCTACGTGAAGAAGCCATTGACTGGACAATTCACAGCTATCGGTGAAGCGGCTATTGGTGAACTATTGGGTGTCACACCTGATGTATTCCAAATGCAGCTCAGGGCGGCGCGTGAATTCGGCGCATCGTACGTAGGTGAAGACAGGAACAATAAGGTGATCGGAGTATCCGCGGCGACATCACTCATTAAGCGTGGTGACATCATGCACAAGAATATGATCCTGCCACGGGATCTCTTGCGTACGGACCCACGCTTAGACGCACATTACGTCATTGGTGTATTCGTGCGCGGTCAGGTGATCGACGGTGTCTTACCGTCTGTGTCAGAAGTGGAAGTAGCTGGATGGGCAAACACCGGTAACGTTGGTAACGCACAGCAAACTGCAAAGCCTCCCAGCTTTCAGACTAAGCTGCCCATCGTAATGGTGCCTTGCACTGAGCTCTATCCAATATCAGAGCTCGTTGAGTGCTTGAGCGAAGACAACGGCTGCGTTTAATACGGCCGTAGTACAGGTTATAACATACTGGTAGGCGTTAACTCGCCACATGATACTGACGGCTAAACCATATTTGGTTTGGCCGTACTGAGTAACGGCGCGTCGCTTATTCTTACTTGCGACGCTACAATGGAGGACAGGCATGAGGACAAAGGAAATCGTTATCGAATGCAAATCGCGTTCGGAAGAGTTCTATCTGTATGCACTGGGCGATACACACATCGGCGCACTTAACTGTGCTGAGAATGAATTGCGACGGATGGTCGCACGTATCAAGAAACAGACGAATGCGTATTGGCTCGGTGGTGGAGATTACTGTAGATCACTAAATGCTAAGATTCTGTGCAAATCTGGCTTTAAGTTGTGGCACGATGTAATTCCGGGAGAATTAATAGCGTCGTTTCACGCTAAAACATTGGTATGGGAGCCGCTAACTGGTATATATTTAACGACAAACCAGCCGTTCAAACGTATGTCAAACACAACGTTTACCACGAGATGTACGCCTGATCACGGATGGCTAGTACAAGATGGTCATCGTAGTCGACGTGACGGACAAGAAAGTAGCGTGACTAAGATTAAGACCAAAAATCTTAAACAAGGTCATCGAATATTGATAGCTGCGCCGATGGAAGATATAACCACAACCAAGTTAACTGACAAAGAAGCCAAACTGTTAGCGTGGCTGGTTACTGACGGTACGCATAAAACGGCTGGTTCAATTCAAGCCAGTATATTTCAGAGTAAGGAACCATACGTTACAGAAATACGTAACGAGCTTGGTGATTACATGACGAGTGAGAAAGCATACGATGATGGTTCGCTGTTCCATGTACGCTCTAGTGATTTACGTGCTATTCTGGATCGGTTAGGTATATCACAGAACGGTATTAAGGCAGCAATGCCAGGTCTTGTGTGTTCGATATCACAACAAGCTAGGCAAGCTATGTTTGACGCAATGTTAAAGGCGGAAGGTTGGTACGAAGGTCGATGGCGATTCTCACAAAAACCAGGACCTGTACTTGAAGCGTTTCAGATACTAGCAACTTTATTAGGTGAAAGATTATCGCCTGCTAAACCTAACAAGAACGGTGTAATGGTATGTTCTGTCGTACGTAGAAGCAAACATGTAACTGTTACGGATTTGGTGATAGAAGATGACGGCCGAGAATCAGCATGGTGCCCTGTTACCAAATCAGGTAGTTGGGTATCACTAGAGGACGGTCAAGTCACAATCACGGGTAACTGCGATGCAGTGATTCTCAATGACACCAAACGCTTCGATCCCGACACGCTTCCGAACTGGATGCTTACAGGCGGGGCTGAGAAGGTACGTAAGAATATCAAGGACATGTTGGCCGCACAACGGACGCGGTTCTTGCAGATCGTCGAACCGATCAGAGACAAATGTATCGGTATGATAGAAGGGAACCACGAGTACGCCATTATGAAGCACCACAACCGGGACCATCAAAGGTCGTTGTGTGAGTTCATGGGTGTGGATGACTTGACTGACTGCGCGTTCCTGCGCTTGAAGTTTCGCCGTAGCTACGCTGACAAGAACCCCAAGTCTAAGTCGGGGAAGCAATCCCAAACAGCAATAGTTCGTGTGTTCATATGTCACGGGCATGGTGGTGGTCGCACGTCAGGAGCTGAGCCTAATAGGCTTTATCGACTGGCAGCTGACAAGGAAGCTGATGTGATCCTAACAGGGCACTCACATACATTCCATATCCATCCGCCTATACCTATGATGTTCCTGCAATCGCGTGGGAAGCTGCTACATGAACCGTTGGTTTATGACAAACACGTAGCGAATTGGGGTGCGTACGTGTTCACGTACAAGTCCGGACCATCAACGTACGTCAGTCGCGCTAACTACCCACTGCGACCGATGTATACAGTGGAGGTGAAGATGCGCCCGTTTAACAAGGTGTACGTAGGCGAACATGCGGTGGAAACGCCAGAGATCGAGATGAACGAAGTGCGACTATGAGCCACTTCCGCCGACATAATACAACAACTTATTGAGGGCCGTCAGTAGACGGCGTGAGTCACAGAGAGCCATCACCGAATCGACGTCATGTCATTTTGGTGATGGCTCTTTTTACGGTAAACAGTGAACAGTGAACAGTGAACAGTGAACAGTGAGGAGAGAACAATGGGTGAATGCGAGAAACATCAGCGGCTGATATGTGCAGCATGTGGCAGGGAGCTTACCTGCAAGAAGAACGGGGTGTCCGTTCATTTCGGCAAGTCTATCGTATACGATTCAGACCTGTGGGAGTGTGGGAGTTGTGGTATACGCGTGGCGCGGACAGCGCCTGCTTACCAGGAGACTGACAACCCGTTCAGAACTGAGCTTGACATCGAGATGCGGGTTGGGCGCAGCGATGGTAAGGACACTGATCCCAAAGAGGCACGTCGCCAGGAGAAGCTTGACTACGTGCAGGAGCAGCTGAAAGCCAACGAGTGCAGCGCTCTCATGCTGGGCACTACGGAAGACCAGATCCTCTATGCTGACGCCATCCTGGGTGTCATAGGTGAAGGTAAACATATGCGCGTGCTCTACAGTGGCAGCAAGGTCGTCGTGGCGCTGATGGAGATGATGACGTGCTCCTACGAGAAAGCGATGGAATGGTATAGCTTCAACACTATCCGATCTATCCAGTACATGAAACCTGAAGACAACCCACCCGTTTTGGTCGACAACCCCATCTGCTAGGAGCCTATCATGAGTTTACTATTACACAAAGAGAAGGGGGTCAACCCCTACATGACTTACTGTCCCCGCTGCGGCGGTGACGGACCCGAGCTGTTGCTGCTCGGTGCAGTGCATGAGAAGTACACCTGCCCCAGCTGTGGTACGCTCCACATAGGGCGGCCGGATAAGGGCCAGTGCGCCGGGTGTGCCAATAGGTACCAAACAGGACAGCAGTGGAAGGTGGAGGAGATCGGTGAGTCCGAGAAGCTCCCTGGTAGTATCTGCGACAAGTGCAAGGAGAACGTCAAGCAGCTGAAGGAAGAGGTTGAAGCTGGTGGCGTCTACTGGCGCTGCATAGATTGTAAAGCTGAAGGCGCCATCAAGCGTGATCATCCGTTCGCTAAGGCCGTACGTGACCAGGGCAACATACAACCCCCGGACCCTGTAGGTGTGGAGTTCAGTAAGGAAGATTGCCCGTTGTGCTCAGAGCATGCTAAGGCCGATAAGGTAACTGAAGAAAACCTTGCACCCGCCGGCGGTTAGTGCTACGTTATTGATGCTGTACCGTCGGGACAACTACAACGGCACAAAGGTCACTGCGATCAGCATGCAAGGGGGCTGGTTCTCGTCACGGCAGCGCTACACAATATAAAGCAGCCCCCTATTTGTGCCCGGACAGGTAAACCCTGTACCGGGCACTCCACTTTAGGAGATCATCATGGGCGACAAAGTAATAGAACCAGATGAGGTTATTCAACCAGGACAGCTGAGTGAAGCGGAACTACGTGATCGTCGGTCACCTAAGCTTCGTAAGGGCTTCAGGGTATGGACGCAGGGGGGCAAACAACACGCACGTATAAGCTTCAGTGTCGTGACAGAGCCGCCTAACCCCAGAGACTTGCCGTATAACTACAACGAAGCTATCAGGGCCCAGAACGAATTCAATCAAACACTAAGGAGAAACGTATTATGAAAGCAGGATGTTGGGACTGTGTGCTGAAGCACCTTGGCAATGCTAAGGTACAGCACCCTGAGACACGCTTAGGCTACCCGGAACACTCGCTCGATATCATCGGGCACTTGGACCAGGCCAGCGAGGAAAGCCTTGAGTTCAGCCCTCAGTTAGCTGAGGTGCTGCGACAGCATCGTAAGCGGTTCACGCAGGACACAATGCACGTGCCGCCTTACGACGACCTCTACAGCTACGTACGCATGCTGGAGAAGTGCCACACTGGCGGTATCCCGTTACCGGAACCCCCGGTCGAAGTAAAGGTAATCGAAGAGGAGGTAGCAACAGATGACGGACGAGAAGAGACGATCATTCCTTGACGCTGTTGATGACTCTGATGTCATTGAGGTGACTCCATACGAAGCCAAATTCCTGAACAACAACACGAATCGACAGACGTTCACGCCCAAACAGTGTAACGTCATCGATCAGATGATGGCCAGGTACGGTTCAAGACTGTCATTCTGACAGCATTAATTTCCACGCTATAGTAGTTATAACTATACACAGGAACTATGTCTCCGATTCATTCATACCAACGCGGATGGTGTGTCTTTTATCGGTAGCCGTGGTCCACAGTACGCAGTGAAACAGACTCCAAACAGGAGAACAGTAAAATGCAGAACATAGGCAATAGTGTAGGATCAGCAATAGAAGTAGCGCTTGACCAAACAGGCACAATGCTACCGGCAGGCTGTACGTTACGGCTAGTTGGGTTCGTCACAGAGAATATCCTTAAAGGGAACCTTACGGTCCCGGCTACAGAAACCCAACAGGGTTTCATCATCGTTGGCCCAGGTACCACGAAGGCAGGTCTCAAGGACCTCAGCTTGCGTGAGTGCAGGGCGTATCGCTGGGTGCTCAACCCTGTCAAAATGTTGGGTGGTCAGTACTCGCACGGAGAACACGTATGGAAGCGTACCTACATCAGTGGGCGCTGTGCCATGATACGGGAGAACATGGTTGATCTGGTATGTCCGGTCTGCGGCCGCAACAAGCCGAAAATGTGGAGTGATGAGGTGTTTCGCCTCTCGGTCGACAAAGACGGTAACAAGGCACGCAAGCGTTCCGGAGATAGTTTCGTCCTGTGCAAGAGCTGCACAGATGATCCTAAGATCGATGGCAAGGTAGCCATGAATCAAACGCGCCGCGGTGTATCCATGTTTCCCATGGACAACCCCAGGATCGATGCTGCCTTCACAGGTAAGGATGATCCCCGGCTGCAGGCCATGGTTGAGGCCTGGATGATGCCGGAACCGATATATGACGACACACTGCTGCCACGAGTTTGGGCAGTCTACCCTGTGGGTCAGGCACCTACAGACTTCGTACCGCAGGACCCCGTAGCGCAAGCAATCGAGGATCGCTGTGCCGAGTACGTGATAAAGAAGAATCATCGGTCGGATCCAAGAACTATCCGACCACTGGAACATGCCAGGAAGACACAGAAGGAGGGTGTACGATCTCCGCTGAGGACCCTGGTCATGGAAGCAGCAGATATGCGTGCTGGCTGGATTCCAGAGGACCTGCTGTTCGAGAATGACAGCGCTGGATTCAAGCGCAGATTCCTATCTGCGTACGATAATGCGTCAATTTAGGCCCTTAAGCTTAAGGACTATGACTATAGTCATAGTCGGTTACGTTAACGGATAGAAATTGATCGGTGCTCAAGTATTGGTGTGACCAGGGGCGGTTGATCCGCGCAACCTCCCTGGTCGCATTCTTGCGAATTCTGTCATAAGGTGTTTATTTTTAGCTATTTACGAAGAATCCTTAAGCTTAAGGACTATGACTATAGTCATAGTCAATTCGGTAATTTAGTCGAATTAAGCTTAAGGACTATGACTATAGTCATAGTATGCTAGTTCCGTTCCCCTTCGTGACATGAACGTGAGAATTACTGGTCCCTACTACGTAGGGACTAACAGCAACCCCCAGCGTCATGCCCCTACCCTTCAGACAAGATTTTGGTTTTTTCAAAAATCCTGCCGAACTGATAAACAAAAGGAGGCTCAATGCCTGAACCCGACAAAATCCAAATCCCGGATACCACGGGCGAAACCCAAAGCACGATCATGGGTGACGTAATATACTTCGTCACTATTGAGTACGATCAATTATATGAGAACCCAACTGAGGACTGTGCCGGGATGGGGAAGATGCATTCCCTTAACCGTCACCATTGCAACTTCAACGAGGCTTGTCCTCAACTGTTGAAGGATAACCCTGACTCCGTAGCGCTGTCATATTTCGAGCGTGGTCAATCCATGTGGTTCATTGAAGGGCGCTCCACGCCACCTGGTGTCGAGTTTCAATGGGATGGTGTTAAGTTCGCTGGTGTGTGGGAACCCAATGAGTTCGTCTGTGATGCCGCAGATACGCTCAACCTGGTTAAGGGTACACCCGACCGGTTAGCCTGGATGCAGGATCAAGCAGCATCTACGTGTGAGGTTTACACGCAGTGGTGCAATGGCGAGGTGTACAGCTATGACGTTAGCAGGTACGCCTTGCGTAAGAGCGAAGATGGTGATACCTTTGATGCAAAGGATGATTATCGCTTCGATGAAGATCAGCTGGATGAGTCTAGCTGTGGTTACTACGGATACGAGGCGGTTGAGGCAGCTGTCAAGGAAGTGCTCAAGTACGCACTCGAACAACAAACAGTCGACACAGAAAAGGAACATGAAACATGTCAGACACAGACAACGAAACAGTGACTCCAGAAGTGGGATCCTAAGGCTAAGAGCTATTGCCCGTACACAGCCCTTCAGCTGCTTGATCTTATCCTGCAGCCACTGTGTGATGCGGTTATGACCCGAGAGGTCATAGAGGCACTTCCCGTAGGGCGGTGCTCTATGCATGATAATTGGAATTGGAAGGGCACGCGCATGGCAGAGGGGATCCTGTGCGTCCATACGCTCGCTAAGCGCCTAGGAGTGCTCCAGAAGGCCCGCAAAGCCTATGGCCCTCACTTAGTACACGTCAAGGCCCTGGAACGCCGCCTACGGGGCACCTGCAACGTTGGTGACTATTTCTTTGAATGGGTTGAGGAGGAGCAACGCAAGTACAAGGGGAAAGCTAAGTGCAAGCGATCGAAAGAGCCAAAGGTACCTTCGGCGAGCAGCTCCGGGAGTATCGAGAACGAATCATAGCTACACGTGCCGAGTTGGCCGTGATGATCGGTGTGTCACTTGAGACAGTACGTGCGTGGGAGCGCAATAAGCGTAAGCCCACTCACGTACATCTTCTTCAGCTGGCCGTGGCGCTGGAACTAGATCCAACAGAACGACTTAGGTTACAGCATCCATTGTATGCTTTAGAATTCCCTCCGACGGTATTGACACCGCACATGGGCGGTGATACAACTGAAGACAGTTAATGCGGGGTAGCGCAGTCGGTAGCGCGTCTGACTCATAATCAAAAGGCCGTCGGTTCGAGTCCGGCCCCGCAACTAACTCTCTCAGCCAGGAGGATACGAGATGCCCAGTCGACGTAACGTGTGTACCGTTCACGACGAAATCGGTAAAATTGGGCGCGTACTGAAGAAGCAGAGCCAAGATTTCCACACAGCTAAACAGTTGAGGAAAGCTATGGTCGAGGCAGCTGATAAGCTCGCTAAGTTGAAGTCCGAGGCTAAACAGTACGGCATTGTGATGGAGAACCGGATGGTGGCGTATTACAACTCCATCATCGAGCTTGGATTTGAACGAACAAGAGATGAATGATTTACTTTTTGGGGGTGTATTTGGTTTCGACATAGGGATTGCCTAATTGTTACTGCATGCCGAGGACTCCGGTTGGCCTCGTTAAACTTCCGGAACACAAAGTAACTGATAACACAGTTGCATTCCCTGGTGTACCCGCGCAATTTGCGCGGGCCGCGTAAGCGACCAGCGTCAGCCCTGCGACTCCGCTAACAGGTGCTGGCGACGACAGCGGATACGCCGGTGAATCCGGTGATGCTGACTCGGGCGTAGATCAGCTGGAAATATTGGCCCGTGACGGCGGCTGGAAAGACAGTCGAAGGGTGTTGGTGCCCTCATCATCAAATATGCATGTAGACGTGACAGTGAAGCCCGCTATGGACAGGACTTCGATGTCCTCACCTCCACCACTTGATACAAACGAAAGAGCAATAATGATTCAGGAGTGATTAAGATGACGAAGAAGAAAACAACGACTGCTAAGACAGAGCTACGCAATTTGAGTGTTGAAGTAGCGGAACGCATTGTATTCAACCTTGTACCCGGCATGCGCACCACGTTCATTGACACCGTGATGTCGGCACGCAGTATGCGCAGGGGTGCTGCCTCCAAACCAACAAAGTCGAACTTCCCAGCTGGTATTGACAAAGATCTGGCAGCCATCATGTCGCCGCCAATCGCGGCTAAGTACTATGGTTTCTACCCCAAGCGGTGGACACCCAATCGTGTTACGGATATGCGGCGTGCTGCGCATTACATGCTTATAGGTGCACCAGATTACGTGCGCACTGAGTGTGAATTCAATCGTCTACGTGGCGTTGATGGATTAGCGCGTATGCAAGAGGGTCAGCAGGAAGGTCAGTACCTGGAGACAATAGAGTTCATACACGGTGGTTGTATTCCGCATAACGAGCTGGGTAGAGCTGTGGTGGATGTTTTGCTGCGACATGAATTGATTACGAACGCAGATTACACGGTGACGAAGAACCAGGACTACAGGGGACAGGCTGCTAAGCTCGCTGCTGAAGCTAAGCTCCGTGCTAAAGTTGATCTCGCTACTAAAACTCAGACCAAAAGGGATGCAACACCTGAACCTACTACTGAGGCCGCACAGACTGAGCTGCCTTTGGCCTCAGACACAGCAGCAGATATGCTATCCGTCCGAGATGATATCAAGGAAGTAGGTGATGTACTGGACAAGCGGTGGACTGACGTAGTTAACTTCTTTTACGACCAGTCAGCGCTAGTTGAATCTCTCGTTGATAGGTTGGGGCGAGGCACGAGTACCCTGGAGCGTTTCATTTCACGCGTAGATAAGGTGGTCGCAGCGACTGAGCAGCTGACCAATAATCAGGCCGCAAGTCAACGTAAGCTCATCGACGCGCAGGCCAACGTGATACAGCACATGAATGCACATCTGAGTACGGGTGCTCTAGTTAAGATCACTGACTCTGCGTCATTGACGCCAACGGATGCTGACACTGCTCGTCTAGCTGATCAGCAGGCGACAGGTTAGGTTTCAATACATTATGGGTTCCTGCTTACCAGCTTAAGCAGGTGGTGGAAGCGGGTTAATCCCCGTGCCCCTGCCCGGGACTTTTTTAGCGCTGTCGTAGAGGAGACTTGCGTTGTGGTGGAGCCGGCTTCACCGTGGCGTATCGCTAGCATGTCGGGTTGTTGGTTTTGGGACAAAAATTGATCAAAAGTAGTCCCAAAAGCACAGCTCGGAGACGCAGGAGAATACCCTGCCGGCGCTTTCATTTTGCTCATAGGAGTGGTGGGGATAAACCGCTGCGGCCCGGTGCACCAGGCTGAACCTCTTGTCCTAACTCCGTAAGGTGCAGTGGGCATATGATGGGTCGCCCTGTGAGTATTCACTTTCTGATACGCCAATACCAAACATCCATAAATCTAGGAGAAATATGGAACACACATGGCCAATGTTATACAAGTTGACAAGCACCGGGAAGATCCAAGAGTGGCTCATCTCAGTGGCAGGTAATGTCATGACTACTGTTCACGGACAGCAGGGTGGCAAGAAGCAGACTGACGTGGAGACGATCATGTCGGGTAAGAACATCGGGCGTAAGAACGAGACGTCACCAGAGGAGCAGGCCTTCAATGAGGCCCGGGCAAAGTGGGAGAAGAAGCTCAAGGGCGAATATGTTAAGACTGCAGAAGGGGCCCTAGCAGGTGAGAGTAGTGATCTAATCCAAGGTGGAATCCTACCTATGCTGGCACATAAGTACAGGGACTTTCCTGATAAAATACTGTTCCCGGCATATACACAACCTAAGCTGGACGGCTTCCGTTGTATCGCTATCATTAAGGACGGTAAGTGTACGCTTTGGTCACGTAAGCGTAATCAAATTACGTCGGTGCCACATATAGTGGACGCCGTAGAGGCATTGGGATTCAAGGATTTTGTGCTTGACGGAGAATTATTCAATCCATCATATAATGATGACTTTGAGACTATCTCTCATCTGGTTAAGCGCGACGTGCCTTGTTTAGGCGGCGTGGATTGTGATCGTAAGCTTGCACGTGGTGGACCCTGTAAGGGTTACACCGAGGTGCAGTATCATGTGTATGATGCTGTTATTAAGACTCGTGACTTCCAAGAGCGTTGGGCCATTGTCGAACCACAGATCACGGCGTGGATTCGTCAGCGTACTGTGGACGACTACCCAATTCCAATTGTGGCTGTGGAAACTCATCTGGTAAATAGCCACGAAGAGCTCATGGCTATTGTTGAGAGTAATCCTGATAGCTTCCTGGAACAGGGCTACGAGGGGGGCATGCTGCGCGCATCATCCGGGCAGTACGAACACAAGAAGGGATACGTACTCCTCAAAATTAAATTATATGATGATGACGAGTTCTTAGTAGTTGATGTGAAAGAAGGCCGCGGTAGGATGGCGGGTAAGGCGGTATTTATCTGTCGTATTCCTGACGATTTCGGAAATCCAAAAGCTGCTATAGGCGCACAGTTCTCTGCTAAAATGGCTGGTAAGATCAATGAGCTAAAGCAGTACGTTGATGATCCGTCATTGGCCATAGGCCGAGAGGTTACTGTTCAGTATCAGGGCTTCACTAACAAGGAGCGTGTACCTAGATTTCCTGTAGTGCTAAGGTTCCGTGAGGACCTATAGCTCTCCAGCTTACGTACCACCAGGGCCTGACCACTTTGGTCGGGCCCTGGTGCAGACAGTTACACCAAAGTTTGTTAGGAGTATTGACAAGCTATGAACATGCCGTCAGGACATACGGCAGATACTAACCGAGAATTCGATCAGAGACAGATTAGGAGTTGACAACATGGACGCACGAGGACAATTCACAGTAACGGTAAAGAAAACGACGTTGCTTGAGAAGCTGATAGCCAATCGAGCCGCGATGGCTACAGTGTACGAAGAAGCCATGGTTGGTTACAGGAAGGCGATCGCAGAATGGGCATACGGACTTTCTGAGCAGACAGCTGCATGGGCAGTTGATGCTGCGTGCGCAAAGACACCATCGTTGTACTGCCAGTTGAGTGAGCCTGAGAACCACCTCGCCGAATACGACCGGCTCATCGGTCTGTTTACCGACGCGGAGGATGAGACCATCGAGATCACAACTGATCAGCATGCGGCATTCATGCAGAACAAGTGGGCTTGGATGGAGCATGCCAAGATATCAATGTCGGCGTACACCGCCCGCGCATCGGATCTGTAATTGACATAATGCTTAGGTGTGGGTGTAGCCGCGTAACCGACCTGCAGGGAAGGGAAAAGCTGAACACAGCCGTGATGATTTAATCATTACCGCGTAGGGGTGTGAGTCCCCCACCTGAGCTCCATTTTGTACAGCCGAGTCGGTCTGCTCTCTCCGCCTACTAGTATTCGTAGGTTGTAGTATTGCCGGCTCGGCTGTCTTTCGTAGGAGGGAATCATATGCCATTAGTAGTACAAGCACTTGAGAAAGTACCTGACGATGACGGCAATAACGAGGTGGCTTTTGACGACGTTAAGAGCGCATTGGTAGATCTCGTAGGTAAGGGCGAAGTCACCAAGGCAGAAGCAGCACAGACGCGAACACACAGAGGAAGGAATATTGTTATGAGGAGGACTTCTATGGAGGTCAGTAAGAAGGCTATGTTATGAGTAACATATTTTTCTCCGCTGACCTCCATTAGTTACGATTTTCACGATAACATTCGTGTGCATGCACATCGTCCGTGGAAGAACGAGGATGAGATGCATCATGCGATGATGACGAACTTCAACGCGATGGTGAGCAGGAAAGATATGTTGTACATTATCGGGGATGCAGCTTGGAAACAGCATCATAGGTTGATAGCTGATTTGCATTGCAAGAAGACGTTGATCATCGGTAATCATGACAAGCAGCCACAGCAGGTGTTACGCAACTATAGCGACGTTGTCGGCAGCAACAAGCGACCGGGCATCTTAGAGCTGACGTTGGCTAAGCAGCTCGTTGTGTTGTGCCATTTTCCGATGGCCTCGTGGCGATCGGCCTGTCACGGTAGCTGGCATTTTCATGGCCACTCACATGGCTTTACAACAGAGTACCCTGACATGTTGCGTTGCGACGTGGGCGTGGATGTTTGGGATTACAAACCAGTTCCGTGGGACGTATTACGCCTCAAGATGGAGGCACGTATACCAGCATGGAAGGAACGGCGAAGGCAGCGGGAACGCGACATCGCATTAGAAGATCATGATACACAACTAGCGCCAGTACGATCTGAGAACGATGGGTTCCGGACGGCGCACAACGAAGGAGCAAGACCCAATGGCAACCAAGAAGACAACAGGAGCAGGAGCAGCACCGGCAGCAGCGGCAGGCAAGACACGCAAGGAGCGTGTAAAACAGCAGCTGATCTACCAATTCCTCACTGATATTCCTATCGGTGATGACACGACAGAAGAGCAGTTCGTTGATGTCAAGACACTGAAGGCGTCCGAGGTCATCGCCGCTAAGAAGGAGATAGGCGTACTCGCCAATAAGGATCCAGATACCTTTATTGGTAAGAAGGTGCGGATCATTGCGGTGAAGGACGAGTTCCCGATCCAGGGCAAACTGGAGATTTCGTTAGGGGATTAGCGTAAGCGGGAAAATCTTTGCGATTTTCTCTTGCAATGCGTTACCGGCTCCACCTATACTCGGCCCTGTCTTAAGAGACTACCCAGTCTCGGGCAACGACACATCAGAACAGTCTAATACGCAAACGATTTGCGTGCGTGATGCGTTGGGGGTTGGGTAAGGAGGAGAAGGAAGATGCTTACACTAACTATCGATAATCCGTTCATGGAACGCCAACTCAAGAAGGCTGCGCAGGTGCAGCACAAGAGCGTTACTGGACTACTCGTGGACACATTTGTCATGCTGGGCCTGGGTAATGCCGTGTACAGCTACGACGCCACTAAGCAACCTCAACCTCAACCACGGCCAGCCTAGTATTGTTGGGGTATGGTGTAGTGGTCGCACGAACGGCTCTGGACCGTTAAGTCTGAGTTCGATTCTCGGTGCCCCAGCCAGGAGGAACATGTCAAAATCTGCACAGGAAATCCAAGCAGAATTCAAGGGTTATGTGCGTAACATCAAAGACGCATGCGATAAGCAGGACGGGAAACCGTATGACAATTCACCGGGGGCGCGTGAGGCCAGAGGGCGTGCCAGGGTGGATGGGCTATTCACTGGGCTATTCGGCGACGATCTAGATGATGCCCTTGGCGGAACCGATCCGATAAGCGAGATATTCAAGCAGAAGTAAACACGAAAGCAAAGGAGATACAGCGATGTCCACTAAAGGACAACCAGAACTCAGTTACTACTACCTACGCGACGAGGACAATCATCCCATTGCCTGCGTAGCTATCGGTCAGAATGAAGACCGAATCGTCAGTCGCGGGATTGCAATCTGCTCGACAGGGATTAGCAGCATCAAACAGGGCCGGGATCAGTGGTCCAAGAAGGAAGGCCGTAAGCGTGCCACAGCTCGGTGTCGCCGTGCTATGGGTACCAAGGGTGTTGGTGATCAGGCGAAACCAGAGAAGATCGGTGTAGAGCTACGTAACAGACGACCTATCCCTGACAGCGTTATGTCATTCATGCGTCTGTTCCCTCACTTCGTCTATAAGTCTGCGTATGGTGTGGTTCCCACAGAACGTGAAGCTAACATCATCACGAAGGCCAACGACGCTCGTGCTAAAGTAACGCCGGCATCGGTTAAGACAGACAGCAAAGCTTGACACAGTAGCCACGTCGTGGCACACTGCTGGTTGATGTAGGGCCACATACGTGTGGCCCTTTGTTGCGCCCATCGTCTACCGGTTAGGACACTAGGTTTTCATCCTAGTAAAGGGGGTTCGATTCCCCCTGGGCGTTCCAGGAGTTTGAAATGAATACGACACTTTTGATAGCAGTAATCATCGCATTGTTCTTGTTACTCAAACCACGTCCACCGAGGGGCGCGTAGCTCAGTTGGTCAGAGCACTGCCCTGATAAGGCAGGGGTCGGAGATTCGAGTTCTCCCGCGCCCACCAATAGCCCCGTGGCTGAATCGGCAGGCACAGGGAAAATCATTGACTTTACTCTTTTACTAGCGTGTGGGAAAGGGAGTAATATGTACACAGATGAACGTAAACAAGAATTACGACAGGCCGTGGTAAAAAATGTGAGTATCGCTGGCGTACTTCGTAGTATGGGTTTAAGACTGGCTGGCGGTGGTTACGCTATTGTACGAAAGTATATTAAGGAAATGGACTTAGATACTAGTCACTTTCTTGGTCAGAGTCATTGGAAAGGTAAGTCTCTTCCGTGCAACAAGCAAATTCCATTATCCGAAATACTAATTAACGGAAGCTTGTATCAGTCAAGTAAGTTAGCTAAGCGGTTACTGAAGGAGGGGTTTTTTACTGCACAATGTAGTCGGTGCAAGGGGACAGCGTGGCAGGGGCAGCCAATACCACTTGAGTTAGATCACATCAACGGTGATAGAGAAGACCATCGAATCGAAAACTTAAGGTTTTTGTGCTCAAATTGTCATGCGCTTACAAGTACATATCGAGGTCGAAATATACATGTAGAGCCTAAGCAACATCTGTGTGCCACGTGTGGGTGTATGATAAGTGAACAGTCAAAAAGTGGTATGTGTATTCGATGTGTTAAAAAGACAACGTGCTTTTTAGCAAAGAAATTTAAGTTTAACGCAAGCCAAATGAAACAAGCAATTAGGGAGGTACAAGATGGTGTCCGAGTTTCAGCTGTAGCTGATAGCCTCGGAGTGTCAGGCACAACAGTTAAGCGTTGGGTTAAAAGATATAACGCAACTAGCAGAATACAACAAGTGTAGTCGCCTATCCGAAAGGGTGTATCGGTGCGATCCCAATCGTGGCTATCAAATGAATTTATGAACGGGTGAGTGGTGGAATGGCAGACACGCGAAATATAAGATTTTGTGCCTCACGGCTTGCGGGTTCGAGTCCCGCCTCGCCTACCAACAAGGAGAGATATGAGTAACATGATGACTGGTCTGTTAGGACCAACAGCAGGTGGTATCCGAGTATCAGGTACTCATTTCATACGTAGAACTGAATTCCTGTTCGGCTTGATCAGTTTCAAGCAGCCCTACAACATCGTAGGTAAGGCTGTTGATTGGGCAGTGCACGATAACTGGCATATGTTCAAGCAGCGCGTCAAGGAAGACAAGGGGCTGAAGGTAAACCTATATGCCGCATACGCCGCTCCTGGGCTGTGTAAGCCGCTCTACAAGCCAAATGATGGTGGGCGTCCCTACACTGACAATAAGACGCTTGCACGCAACAGCCGCTACTGGGAGCAGGTCGATAAACGTGTGCGTTACGCGGCTGCACATGGGATCTCAGTGATCATAGCCAACACATTCGTGGACCAGGGCATCACACGTAAGTATCCTATCAGCACGTTACGTGACGACTGGACGCGTACAGTGCAGCGATATCGCAAGTCCAGTGCTCTGTTCTTCCCGCTCAGTGAGTACGATGAGCATGGATCGGATGGTGTTAACTTAGGCTTAGAGCTGGCGCGTGTCACCAATGCCAATACACAAGGCCCGGTGAGTTTGCACCCGATTAAGTCTTGTGGTAAGCATTCAGGTCATGTAGATTTCATAACGCACCAGGGCTGGAGTGTTGAGCGTATCAACTTGGACAAGCGATTGGGTAAGCCAATCATCGTTGTCGAAGACCAGAAGGCCGGCGACGACCCGGGGCTGAAGATTGCGCGCTTTAAGCAGGCTCGTGCACTTGGGGTGACCTACGTGTTTACGGGAAGTCACAGTGGATGGAGTGAGGCTGAGAAGCAGTTCCTTCGATCGTTGTAACAGTGTGTTACCAGGGTGAACAGGCAAACAGGGCAGTTTGAACGTACTGCCAGCCCCAACCCTTTGGATGTTATTTGGGAGTAGCTCAATGGTAGAGCGGATGGCTGTTAACCATCAGGTTGCTGGTTCGAGTCCAGCCTCCCAAGCCATGGATTAGTTGTATGTGCCTAAAGATCCACAACGTCAGTAGTATGAGTGAACCGTGGCTGCGGTTGAATGGTTGCGAGATCACTACACCCGAAGCCGCTGACTTCATCGTTTATGAGCAGCGAGGTGATCTAGGACTCAAGCGTACGATAACGCAGTTGAAGCACAAGTATCCAACCAATAAGCTGGTATTCATTAACGTGTCAGATATGCGTTTGGTTGACGATAAGCATATATGGTTCGTACAAAACTGCACTACAATAACTGACAGTATTCATCAAATCTACACACATAATCCAAGGATATGGAGTTATATTCAGGAGGAGCATGTAGCGAAAGATATGACGGGTCATTTTGCTGGTAGGTTATGGGGAATACCGGCACGACAATCCTTACTTAAAACTTCTGCTAGGTGGGAGATAACCGAACGCACTGGCGAATTCGTGAAGCTTAAAGATAGAGCTACGATATCTACAGATACATACAAGAAGATGCGACGTTCAGTGTATACGCTTTGTCCTAGAGGTATGGGCCCATCTAGTATGCGGGTGGTTGAGGCACTTGCGTGTAGCTCTGTGCCTATCTTAATCGACGACAACACGAATCCGTACGGGGATAACTTTGGGGACTTGGTCATAAGACTGAAGGCCAGCGATGTTGCTAACCTCGATCAGATAATTGACGATTTGCCAACACCAGACGCTGCTGTGTTTCAAGCGTGTCGGGACTACTATGTGCACAACATATGTCCTGATCTGTTACGTGATCCAGAGCTACCGTGGGCTGTTGCGGCAGGTTGCTCCCACAGGATCGTACGTATACTCGAAGACATCTTACTTAGCAGGCGGGGTCGCATAGCGGCAATTGCGGCAGACTGTAAATCTGTTCCTTCGGTTTCGGAGGTTCGAGTCCTCCCCCGCCACCATAACGTATCATATATGGTACATTAACCCGGGTTAATGTGCATAAATAGCAACATAGCGCCACTTGGAGCATTGATGATTGATGTAGTTTTAACTTGGCTTATGTCCGGACTTGGTATTTTGTTCCTGTGGCTTGTCGGTAAACGACACCGCTGGTGCTGGTACCTATCACTCTTCTCGTAGGTCCTGTGGTACGTATGGATTGTCAGGACGGACACCTGGGGACTACTACCAGTCACGACGGCGTATACCGTATTGGCCATCAGGAATCACATATTGTGGAAATCATCGGGGGCGTATAGCTCAGCTGATAGAGCAGCGGATTCTTAATCCGCGGGTCAGGGGTTTGAATCCCTTTACGCCCACCATGGAGACATAGCTCAGTAGGTTAGAGCATCGGCCTGTCGAGGTCGAGGGTCGTGGGTTCGAGTCCCACTGTCTCCGCCAACATAGAAGGGACATATGGAACAGAAGTACGTAGCAGCTGACTGCGTCACAGCAGGTGAGCTCAGAGGACGTGGGATAGTTGTACCGGATCAGGTACCAGATGATGCATGGGCGGATAGAAAACGCATTCAGATTGAAGTCATAGGGTCGGCGCCATACCCGGGTATGACACGTGTGGATGTTAAGATACCATTCGTAACAGTGGCTGAGCACATTGAGTTGCAGTTAACAGTATAGGGGGATGTAGCATGGCTATGACATTGGGGACACGAGGCGAAGACGGTAAGAGCCTGATCAGAGACACAGACCAGTTCAAGAAGAACCTGGCTTTAGTCAGCTTTGCGGGTCGAAAGACGAAGATGGTTTCGCGTGTGCGTGGTGGTAAGAGGACCTATTCCTATGGGTCAGATAAATGACATCCGGAATTGCAATGCATGCTGAATGAGCTTTCGGATGTGGAGGCTTAGCGTGAAGCCCTTAAATGATTTTGCATGTAAGCGCTATACATCACAGCGCGGTCAGACTGGTATGCTGATTGAGATCATGCGTCGGTTAGGCATTGCTTTTGGCAGTTGCCTTGAGTTTGGTGCATCCGACGGTGTCTACTGCAGTAACATACGACATTTTTACCTGAACGGGTGGGAGTGTGGTTACATAGAGGCTGACGTTGATAAGTATCAGGAGCTGTGTATCAATACACCTGACGCTAAGCATATGTGCATGCGCGTTACTTGTGAACCGAATGCCACCTTGGATTGGTCCATTAAGCAATTGAGGATGAACGAACTTACATTGCTGTGTATTGATGTTGATGGTATAGACTATTGGATTTGGAAGTCCTTGGAGCAGCATCCTGCAGTTGTATGCATAGAATATAACAGCAACTTTGATCCTGAAGAGCAACGTGTAATTGAATATGATCCTAACTTCAACTGGCGTAACGGTGATACTTATTACGGAGCCAGTGCTGGGGCGATGTGCAGTCTAGCTTATGACAAAGGTTACGCACTCGTAGCTTACGCGTTGGGTAATGATCTGATCTTCTTGCGGCGTGATTTGCTTGCTAGTCACAGCGCTCAGTTTGATGAGATACCAGTCACTGCACTGGTTAAGAAACCGGCACATGTGGATCGTACGCATTTAGAGATGGTAGATCTTCTAGCCGATAATGTTGCTCAGACAGAGCTAGATACGTAGGTATAACATAAACGAAGGAGTACAGTAGATGAAGAGAACAATATGTGTTGGGTTGTTGGCGGTATGCGTAATGATGGTAGCTGGTTGCACGACATCGCAGTTTAACGTCACAGACGTGACACCGGTACCCGCAGGAGCCACGGTCACCTTTCTCGCCACTAATGGCCCGAGCGCCATTCTTGGTATCCAACTGGATTTCGGGGAGATTGAACTTCCGGGGATCGTACAAGAGTATATGCCTGTAGGTTGGAGTCTCGGTGACGGTCAGTGGTATCTCATGCGCGGCATGTCAATCACCGACAGTCCCATTACCAACCTGACCATGCAGGTCAAGCGGTAACCTATTTGGGGGTATAGCTCAGTTGGTAGCGCACGAGCTTCGCAAGCTCGGGGTCACCGGTTCGAACCCGGTTGCCTCCACCATTCCCGCGGACGAGTAAGTCTCAGAATGGCCTGAGAAGGTCTGACAGAGCTGCTGGGCGATCCCCAGTGGTCGCAGGTTTGATTCCTGCCTCGTCCACTTATCCACTAAGGAGAATCTGATGGTATTTTGTTTACATTGCGGCGATAGCCAGAGGATGGAGGCTACGGTCGCTAAGCTTGAAGAGACTGCAGCTACACCGTATTTCACACGGGTAGACCAGCACAAACGTATCTTCGTTGACACGGATATACCGTTTGAGGGCCTACGAGAGCTGCTAGGGATTCATGTGTTGGTGGCTGAGGTGCTGCGTGAATCCGAGATTCGACAATATAGGAGGCCGAATGATGACGATACCGTTGCTGTCTGAGCTCTGTACGTTACTAGGCTGTGAACGCGACAGACTGTTAGGTAACGTCAAGGGGCTACAGCAGCAGATCATGAGGCAGGAAGAGCTGCTGGCCCAGCGGGATAAGAAGATCTCTACTATGGAACTACAGGCTGAAACGCCTGCTATGGACAAGGATTGTGGTCTGACCCCAGAGGAGGCCAAGAAGTACCGTGACACAGCCAAACGGTTATACGGCCTCAGTGACGAGGTTGATCTTGACAGCGACGCTATCATTAGCGCCGGTGATGATCCAGGTGTTTACGTGGCAGCTTGGGTTTGGGTACCTAACGCAGAATTGGAGGAATGATGAGTCTTACAATACGAACAGTACGGGGCATACTTAAGCGCAAGGTCAACGAGTGGCTTGCAAGCATCGATGACGAGCAGCTCAGGCAGGATTTACATAGCAAGGTGATCGTGACTGGTGGTTGCATCGTGTCCATGCTGACGGGCGTCCCGGTTAACGATTACGATGTCTATCTCAAGGACAAAGATGCGGTGGTTCGTTTAACGGGCTACTACCTCAAGCAATTCGCAGCTAACCCTCCGCCCGGGTTCAAGACCGGCGGGCAGGTCAAGATGTGGGTAGACCATGAGGCGTCAGCCCCTAATGGTAGGGTGCATATCATGATCAGGTCAACCGGTGTAGCAGGTGAGCAAGGTGACAAGAACACGTACGAGTACTTTGAGACAGTACCTGATCCTGACGCCGCTGCGAACTATGTAGATGCCGTGGTACCAGACCATGAAACTGCTGCCATTATCAGTAGCGTTATAGACGCTGAAGCTATGGGTGCGCCTAACCCCGAGAATGCCCAGTACGTGGCGCTGGCAGCTGCAGTACACAAAGACATCGACGCGCCTCCTCACAAGGGTCGTGGCGCCGACAAGAAGACATACCGACCGGTATTTATGACGGACAACGCCATCACACTAGCAGACGAGATACAGCTGTGTATTCGGTTCTATGGTGATGTAGCTGAGATCCACGAGAACTTCGATTTCGATCACTGCAAGTGTTCGTATGATCACGGCTCGGGAGAGCTTCACACGCCAAACGAAGCGGTTATGGCTATCCTAACAAAGGAGCTGCGATATTCAGGCAGCTTGTACCCGATAGCCAGCATCATCCGTACACGCAAGTTCATCAAGCGTGGGTGGAGCTGTAACGCTGGTCAGTACATAAAGATGGTTTCTCAGGTCAATAAGCTTGACTTGGACAACCTTGAGGTGTGGACTGATCAACTCACTGGAGTAGATACAGCGTATTTCCAAGAGCTGATTTCTGCATTGAAGCACGCTAAGGAACAGGGCGCGGTGGTTGACTGTAACTACGTAGTGATGTTGATAGACAAACTATTTTAGGGAACATGCGTCGGTAGCTCAGTTGGTAGAGCATTAGAAAAACGAACGGCCCGTATGGGTTGTCAGCAGCAAAAACAGCAAGTCTAAATGTCGCGGGTTCGAGTCCCGTCCGGCGCACCACTTTGGGAGTGCGTGTATGAGTGACACTGAAGCCCCAAAGCAGGCGATCATTGTTGCCTGTGGTAAGGAAAGCCTGCCCATGCGTCTTAATGACGATGGGCTTTTAGTATGGCATAGGTGGGCGACAGTGTTCCCCTCTGCGAAAGAAGCACGTGATGTGCGTAAAGCATCGATGGACTTGGCTAGGAAGCAGGGCATCGACCAGAGATGGTTACAGATGAAGGTCATCAAGATAGACAACAACGATTGATATTGTAAGCCAGGATGGCTGAATTGGCAAAGCACCACATTTGTAATGTGGCGACGAAAGTCACTGGGGGTTCGAATCCCTCTCCTGGCTCCAACTACTTGACCGACCCGGAACGCCGCGATTAGGTTGCATGCAACAGGGACCCTGGTAACTTCCAGGCGTGACAGCAAACGGAGAGACGGCCCGGCGGGTCGGTGAGGTCTCGTCCTTCACCGGTGCGTCGGTTATTTTTTCAACAAGGAGAAAGATATGAAAACGACAGATGTAACTCGTATAAACTACGTTAACGAAATGATCGCGGACTACCAACGTGAAGTAGAGGCGATGCAGGAACAGGGCTGGAAGCGAACATAACAGAGACTAGGGAGACCCATTGACTATGATGGACGAACATATGTACGAAGACGCCGACGCTGGTGTAGAGAGCGAGCGTCGGCTGGCTACGGTCCAAGAGATCGTAGCTGTAGAGCCTATACCAGGAGCTGACCGCATCGAGCGTGTGGTGGTACTGGGCTGGGAGTGTGTATCTCAGAAGGGCGACTTTAAGCCCGGAGATAAGTGTTGCTATTTTGAGATCAACAGCATTCTGCCCCCGCATGCTGTCTTCGACTTCATGGCTGACAGAAAGTACAGGGTGAGGACCATCAAGTTTAGGGGTCAGGTAGCCCAAGGCTTGGCGATGCCACTCAATGTCATGGAGAAGGCATTTAATCTGCCACCTATGAAGATAGGCGCTAACCTGACCGGTCTCATAGGCGTTTTGAAGTACGATCCCCAGGCAGTGAAGGAGCGGGGCCTCAGTACGTCTAAGCCTGATCCTTGGATCGTTAAGCAGTTCATGCACTATGCCTGGTTCAGGTGGCTGCGCAAGGCGCTGCGACCCAACAAGGGCGGCTGGCCTTCGTTCATCAGCAAGACTGATGAAGAGCGTGTACAGAACATGCCGCGGGTTGCTCAGCGTAATGCGGGTGAGTTCTGCTATATCACGGAGAAGCTTGACGGGCAGAGTGCGACGTTCGGTTGGAAGGGCAGACACTTCTACGTATGCTCACGCAACATTCGGTTGTACAAGCCTGACACCAGCAACTACTGGAAGATCGTGAAGCAGCTTGATCTCAAGGCTAAGCTGAAGCGCATGCGGGGCTACATCATACAGGGAGAGATCCTAGGTTCCAACATCCAGGGTAACAAGTATGGCCTCGCTATCGGTGAGCATCATTTGTACGTGTACAACGTGTTTAACACGAACACGGGCCGCAAGCTTGGTTATGACGAACGCGGTGCGTTCTTGGCGGAGCTAGGCTTGAACCCGGTGCCGCTGATTAACGGTTGCTTTGTGCTGGACGCTGACATGACGGTGGCTGACTTCGTGGAACTATCTAACGGCAAGAGCTTGGTGCAGCCCGGACTAACCCGTGAGGGTATTGTTATCAGATCAATGGATGATCGGCTGAGTTTCAAGAGCGTAAGCCCTGACTTCTTACTGGAGTATGGCGATGACCGTTGAATGTTGCTTTTGTTGCATGTAGCGACAGAAGCG